ACAACTGCTTTTATGACCTCTTCTACTGATGCTATTTTACAGTGTTTATCTCTGATATCAGTTACTTTATCCGTATTATCATTTACAACGAGTATTATCTTGATAGTTATGATAAATACTACAGAAGTAAGAAACATACCATTGTTTATAGAGGATTGGTGTGGAGTATTTATATTTCCAACGGTGACAACCATTCTTTCTTGTCTTCTAACTTTGACAAGCGTTATTTTTTACGTTAAAAATGAGGTGGTTTATTATGTTTCTCCTTTTATCGTTTTAGGAGTTATGTTAGAACTTTTATTTTACTGTAAAATAAGAACCAAAGTTTATGAATATTCGCAAATAGAATAAATAATATATGTTATTTATAAATGAAAAAACAAAACAAAGAAAATTTACGGCGTACATTATTGCAAATAATGCGGCCATACGCAAAATTCATAGTAAAAATACAAGACGGAATATACTTAAAGACGAGATTTGGGGTCCAAAAGTTAAGAGACGACAAATCGGGCCTCTATCTGAAAAACGCAAACAAAAAGAAATTGTACTTGCATCGTTGGAACAAAACTTACATAAGATACTCCAGGTTTGGGATGCACTGGTCGCATACCCAGCCTTCCCCAGTCGACCGGGGTGTATCGATACCGATGGATCAGGATGCGCGAGACCAGGTCGCGATACACTCCAACCAGCTGCTCCCCGCGCAGGAGGAGAGAGGCGAGGATGCGGAAATGCTCCCCGCGCAGGAGAGAGGCGAGAGCTGGCAACTGCGCGCCGCGCAGGAGAGAGGCGAGAGCTGGCAACTGCGCGCCGCGCAGGAGAGAGGCGAGGATACGGAAATGCTGGAAGCGGAGGAGGAGAGAGGCGAGGATGCGGAAATACTGGCAGAGGAGAGAGGCGAGAATGCGGAAATGCTGGCAGCGGAGGAGGAGGATTTCCTTGCGGCGAGCGGAGAGAACTATTATAATGTGTTTTTAAACTTAAGTAAAATGTTATTTAGGCAAGACAGCATAGACCCGACACACCAGAAAATAACCGACAATATGAAAATATTGATAGACACACTTTATTATGGATTTACTCATATATATGGCTTAGATAAGTATATATTATCTCGTCTACACCAAGAAGATATCGCCTTCCTGCGGCAGACCTATATGGAAAATATGACTGCGGCGAACAAAATGGGCACGTCGTTTGGATCATCAAAAAAGGAACAAACGAAAGAAATGAAAAAAAAGAAAGATGAAATTATAAACGACTCGTTTTTACGAGAACTAGATAGTGACCTTTTTGACGAACTACGTAATAAAACCCTGGGAAGGAATGCTATATTAAAATTAGAAAACCGCAATAGGGAAGTAATAAATTTAGAATCTGACTCCGTCCAACATATGTTTGCTCGCTATGATAAATTTGCGAGTGACCGGGAAGCCGATATCAGTGTCGATAAAGAACAACACAAAAAATGGCGAAAAAAAATTATCTCCGAGGGTATAGATTTTGAAAATACATCTGGACTAGCTGCGAGACTAGGGTGGGAAAATACTTTTAAACAAAACAATATTAAAGGTTGGAGGACAAATAGTTGGGACTTACTCCGAAAGGATGGAGATCCTGTGCGAGAGGGCGAACGACTGACTGCACATGAAAAAAAGCTATTGAAGCAAAAATGTCGTTGTACTTTATGCGGATGTTTTATGTATGTTGAAACAGGAAATCCATTTTGCGAAACTATGATACAATTAGAACACCAAATACCAAAGTCCGGTGCTACAGAACTTTATCTAATGATGATGTGGTGGCATACACGGCTAAACGGTACGTTTGTTCCCAACAATCGACGTAAATATACTGAATTCGTATTTTTCAAAAATATAGGTGGTGTTTTAGCAACCATTCCATCGATATTTATGTATTGTTGTACGTTATGTAACCAAATAAAAAGCGATATGAAACCCCTTGTATTAGTAGTCGGCGAAGGAGATACAGCCATAGGACCAAATCGCACCTGTCTTGAGAATTTTAATCATGGACTTAAAAATAACTTTCTCAATTTTTTCGCACCCAACGAAATCGACGTCATTCCGGACGATTCTGAGGGATCTTGGAGAAATTGCGGTCTTGCCAGAAAAACATCCTGTGCGGCAATATGGGTCATACAGTTTATTCTGACATATTCGTTCGATCTCAGAGAACTCGGCGACATTGCGAACGATCCATTTGCGCTTATTCGCGATCTTCGGGTAAACGAATTAATGAATACTATTCGCAATGTTGGATTCTATCAAGATCTTGGAGGGTTAACATTTGATAGTAATGACATCGAGACAATTAACACATATTACGATAATGCGCTAAACAAACCCGAACAAATCCGACGCGAACGTTTCTTTGGTCGGCATGTAGGCCCCAGTATTAGGAGTCATCAAGATGGTAGGGTCATTGAACAAGGTGATCAATATAAAACTTTGGCCGACAAATATATAGGTATAAACGCAGTTTTATTATACATTCTTAAGAATATGTTACAGCCTAAATAGGTCTTAAAAATAAAATGCTAGGTATAATAAATGGAGGCACCGGAATCGTTAAGATTGGATCCAATCGAGATACCTGACAAAGAAGAAATCAAGCATATTCAATTGGGTAAAATTTTACTGAAATTAAAGAATGCGATAGAAATAAAATACATAACACGCACTCTAGCTTATAAAACACAATAGCGTTATTTTTTACGTTAAAAATGAGGTGGTTTATTATGTTTCTCCTTTTATCGTTTTAGGAGTTATGTTAGAACTTTTATTTTACTGTAAAATAAGAACCAAAGTTTATGAATATTCGCAAATAGAATAAATAATATATGTTCTTTATAAATGAAAAAACAAACCAAAGAAAATTTACGGCATACATTATTGCAAATAATGCAGCCATACGCAAAATTTGTCGTAAAAATACAAGACGGAATATACTTAAAGACGAGATTTGGGGTCCAAAAGTTAAGGGACGACAAATCGGGCCTCTATCTGAAAAACGCGAACAAAAAGAAATTGTACCTACACCGTTGGAACAAAACAAGTTCTTTTGGCGCAAATATGCCACCTCCTCCGCCGCCTCCATCGCCGACCTCGCCTCAACCTCCTGAGCCGCCTGACGAACACCCTGAACCGCGTAGGCTTTTTGGTGAATTAAACAGAGAACTAATTCCTCCTAGTTTTCAGGTTGGCGCTCTGGTACGCTTTATAGATCCAGATACCGGCAGAATCTCTGCTGGCGGTCAAATATTTCAGGTGACAGGAACGTATTTTGATCCTCAAACATCAATATTTTATCATTGGGTTAGACCGCAAAATGTAATAGGCTTGCATATACCAGTACCTCGAGATGTGTTAAGAGCTGTATAACAATGAATTGCGTAGTTGGCGGTGGCCTATTTTGAATCGACCAGAGTATGTGTAATTGCTTTTGAAAGCTGTTGAATTTATGTATTGGGTGACTTTAGCGAGGTCTATGGATTTTTTTGGAATCATGGCGATTAAACCTCCTCCGAAAAGTTGGACGGGGGCGATAAAGCATACTTTATCTGAACGAGTTACGTTTTTAACGTAGATGCAATTTGGGGACTGAGTGTTGGATAGTGTAATATTTTGTATTGTTTTGAAATTTCTTAGAGCTCCCCATTCGAACCAGTTATTATTTGTAAATTTTCTTATTTTTCTGTTAATCAGAGATTCTTTATTGGAAAGCATATATTGATTTAATTCTTCGTTTTTCGTTCGAAATTTGTTAATCAATATGTACTTTTCCTTTTTATTTTCGTCGTTCAGAATTTCTATATTTCCGTGTTTTTCGTTTTTGAAAACTTCTTCTCTTCCCGATACCATCCCAACATACACGTCAAAATATTCCGAAAATAACGGGCTCACGACTCCGTGATCGGAAAATGTCAATACTCCATTTATATTCAATAGATATTTTTCACTTCCATTTACTGATATTTTGTTGGATAGTTCTTTATTTTTGCAATATCTAAAGACCATAACGTCGATGCTCGCATCTTCGAACATCTTTTCGTTATTGGGTCTGAAGATGTCTGTAAATGTGCCGTTTTCAGTCATTTTATTCAATATAGAGCCGGAGCTTGTGAGTTTGATAAAGTCGCTGGGAACGATAAAAATGAGTTCTCCCATTTCGTTTAATAAATTGAAGCACTTTTCAATGAAATCTATGTATAAATTTCCTTTTTTTGTCTTCACGTAGGGAGGATTTCCTATAATTGTATCGTATTTAGTTGGTATTTGAAATGACAAAAAATCGCCAATGCAGATATTTTCTCGTTTTACGGACTCTAAAAACTCAATTTCTTCGTCTATTTCGTACAAGTCAAATTCTACATCAGGTATTTTATTCGATACATACTCAACCAAATCGCCTCTTCCCATAGACGGTTCCAGTATTTTCGCGGGTTCGTTGCGAATAAATTCATGAACCGCCTTTTTTAGTTCCGCATTTTTAGTGAAATATTGCCCTTTTTGTTTTTTATTCGTTATCATGTCCTTTTTAATTAAAAGTTTTTATTTGTACGGATTTAACCTGGCGGAAAAACACAATCAGAGGGGAATACACCATCCGATAAACCCATAATATATTCTGCTTGTTTAACGTCACATAAATCGTTAATTTTATTAGGCCACGGACCTCCATCTTTTTGACGAGTAGTTGCTAAAACAGGCATTTTGAAATTTTCTTGTAAAAATGTTTTTGGGGCCTGTGTGTTCGCTATGCGTTGTCTTATTCTAACAATAGCTTCTTTATCACCGCTTTTTATCTTCATCGCTATCGTTAAAACATTATCAGACAATTCAGCTCCCTTGGAACGGGGTTCTGGGGGGTCGGTGGGGAGTGGGGGTATATTTTTAATTGGATTTGAAATCTTATACGGATTATCCCAAACAGCATTGCCTCCCGTATTGCCTTTTCTGTTTGTATGATTGTAAAGCATTAAACTGTGAGGTTGCGCTAGTTTGAATTTCTTAGAGGTATTTTTTACCGTATTATGGTCTTGACCATTATACGCCTTTTCTGCAAAATCTTTAAATTCAGTGTCATTCAAACCAGCATGTCCGTACTCGTTGGCCCACACTTTGGTAAACCAATTGTTCATACTTTTCAACATGTATTTCCCGTACTTAGTCCTGTCCTGCAACCAGACTGAGTATTGTCCATAACCCGTCGTTGTGGTGTCCTTCCAAGCGAATGGTATTTTATTATCTTTATCTTCTCCTTTCAATAAAGCAACTACAGGATCATTTTTTATGTTGAATCTGGGTTTTAAGCCCCACCAGTCCTGAATAGCGTTTGGAGTATTAAATGTTCCGTTGTAATCAAGAGTTTTCTGGTAACTTCCTCCGTAGAATATTTTTGGAATGCCTCCTATTTGAGTATTATTATAATAAATCCTCGAAGGTATTTTTTCATTGTACCCATTCTCATCTGACGAATCATTCAACAATTTGGTGTAATAGTCCCGAGTTTTTTGCGAACATCTGAATCGATAATGACCTTCTGGGCTTCCAGTGTTATTTTCGTTTTTTTCGTTATCCGCTGTGCCATAAATGTAGGGTAAAACATACTTTGTCACCGTCGCGCCGTCCATCTGGGTTTTTCTATAGTTGCTGTATTTAATTATCGGTTTGTAAAAGTTGTGAATAGTGGCTTTTTGGTCTTCATATAGCGTTATATTGCCACTCGTCTCTTCAAATTGAAATAGGTCTATAACTGGTAGTTTGCGTATCTCCATCCCATCACGCTCTTCGCCAACTAATTTGCCATATTGGGGAGTGGAGCTGAGTTCGGCGAAGTACGTGGGTGGAAGAACGCCCTGGTCTATTTCGGCCTCTTTCAGTTTTCCCTTATTTTTCCATTCGATGTACTCTTTACCTTGGCCGTCCGTCGTTACTAGAGGTGCAGTGTAGGTGAGCGATATGTCATTAGTATTGTCGTTTTTAACCTCACCAAATCCTTTATAGTAAATTCTATCCATCCAAAGTCTATAATCGTAATCATCTACCAAGTCCACACCAGGAAAATCGGCTTTTATCAGTTCAGGCGGTTTATTCCAGCCTGCTTGAGACGCAGAGTATTTGCTCCGCGTCCTATATTGTTCGTATTGTGCATACTTAATAACTGGGATATTATGATCAAGTACAACAGATGGATCAACCAGAGACAATTTCCGCTTCACCCAACCGCTCGCGACCAGGTCACTCCCCTGTCCGTCATCCGCATCCGCGGTAGCCTTTGTAAAATACATAAACTCTTTCCCTTCTGCGTTACTATCACCGTTATACGTTATATTCTTCAGTTCCCCAACCCAAGTAGTCGTCGCGACCGGGTGCGTCGCAGCAGAATTAGCACCGGTACCGAGAACACTCTCGCAATCTTTTAGGACGGATGATGACACCTTCACCTTATCCCCATTCTTTAACTCTATGTCATTCTTGCTGCATCTTTTAATGTATGCGCGTAGAGGACCCTCCCCCCTGTCTGACCTCGTCGCATCATCCTGATCTTCATTATCAAAAACAAATCCGTAATAATAAGTATCTATGAATGCAGCAGTCGGGGCGTATTCTGCAGGATCATGACCGTAGTAGTGTTTTTCTGCGAGAGGGAGTTCGACCTCGGTGTTGAAGTCTGTATTACTGTAGTTATTTTCTTGCCATTGAGTTCGGGAAATATGTTGTCTCGTTTCGTCAACCATAATGTTATCCCATCTAACTTGTACGGGTTCTGTTATTTTTTCTATATTAGCAGGAGCAGAATTGCCATCACTGGTTTCTGAGTGTGTGTTTGTATCGTTAGGGTCTGCGCCACCTCCCATGTATGCAGTTAAGTAGTAAATTTTTGCATTATCCCAAAAATCATCCAGATCACTTGGATTATCATTATTTTTAAATTTTACATAAATCCTTGAAGCAGGTTCATTATTATCGACATTTCCGCTTACTGGTGCATCGTTCAGTTTTTGCTTACGCATAAATTCAACAGTTTGGTTTAGGTCAAGTTTCAGAGACCATTTGTCGCCATTTTTAACTGCGTACAATCCGCTATCGTCTGGATGATTTTTGAATGTTATTTTATCTCCTTGAGAGAAACCCTCTAAAAGGCCAAGGCGTTTAAGTCGTTTCCGTGTGAAATAGTGTAGAAGTTGAGCGAATAATACACCTAATATGAATACAATTATAAGTTTTATGTTTTCGGTTGAAAACAGTGTAGTTGGCATATTTAACATATACCGGAGTTTTTATTTTGAATATTTAACCTTTAAAAAGAGGTCACGAAGAAAATGAATTAAACATATTTTTTAGATTAGTTATTAATAAAGCACATGCACTCGAAGAAGATATATTTGATGAGGCACGCACATTCGGAAGCGCAAGATTGTAAAAGGAAAGGTATACCAAGAGATGATGATAGTTTATTGGACTGTCACATAACAAAATTAGGAGAATTCCAAGCAAAAACTGCGTGGGTCGAAGACGATTTGCCAGATTTGGTAGTTGTATCGCCTTTAACACGTGCTATACAAACGGCGTTAATAGCGTTTGAAGGGTTTGATATACCGATGATATGTCACCCAGGATTAAAGGAGAAGGGGACTAAACTGCCCGAAAATATTCGAAGAGAGAAGTGTGAGTTAATTCGGGATAAGAAGTTGAATCAGCACGAGGCGTTTGCTGATATAGATTTTAGTTTGGTATTAGAAGAAAAGGTGTGGAGTACGAGTAAGAAGTCGAAAAGAGTAAATTTTGTTCACGATAGTTTAATAGAGTGGTTAAAAAGGAGAAAAGAGGAGCGTATATTGTTGGTAACGCATTATAAAGTAATAAAGGACCTTTTTCCAACGGGGTTTGAAGAAGTGGATAATTGTAAAGTGTTTGAAACGAATTTGTTTGAGGGAGATTATTATTTAATAAAAAGCGGATTGATTTAAAATTAATAAAATTATGAAAATTAATAAATTAATAAATTAATAGATTAATAATGATAAGTTTAGAAGAAACCCTGGAAAGTGATTTAGCTCTAATAAAAAACTACATAGACGTCGATTTGGGGCCTTCGCAGACAACTACGACACACGTATTCGAAAAGCAGGTTCCAAAATATATAAAAAAATACATAGAAAACGTAAAAAATTCCGAAAATATAACGTCTCACCTCCTAAACTTATCTTCGAGCAAAAATCTAATATTGCCAGTTACAGAAATGAACGAGGTATATTGCGCAAAACACCGAGGCACCGGCAGCAAAGCGGGGTCGGATGCCGTATTTGAAACAGAACACATAGATGGGCCATTTGGAATGATACCAAAACTGACACTGTTTAGATGTATAATTACAATTTGTAACGAAACCGAAACGGAGACGGTTATAAAAGAAGAAGCGCACAGAATGAAAGAAGGTCAGGCCGTTGCGATAGATTACAATAGAGATTTGCATTACATAAAAATAAAGGATGGATTTAAGCCGAGTCAGGATGCAAAAAGGTATGTGTTGAAATTGCACTATATTTCTTATCCTTCGAGGTGTCCGATGTTTGCGGTGAGGTTATTCAGGTTCTTGAATGTAAATTACAACAGATTGGCGAGAAAGGCGTTTTTGTACGCGTTAAATCCTAAAACCCGTCCGCAAAAGATAGTTAATTTTATCATAAACACTACCACTAAATTGTGGTCTAAAATGTTTCACGGTAAATTAAAAAAAGTGATTTAGACGTCGATAGTTTCTACGACTTTGCCCAACATCACGAGAGAATTAGAATCCATAGCCGCAAATCTGCCTAGACCCGCGCATTTAGTAAAAGGTTCAATATAAAAAGGCTTAGTTGGCTCGAATACCACTTCGGCAGATTCTCCAGCCTCCAAGTGCGGAGGGTTATCTTGCTTTTGGTTTCCAGTTTTTTTGCCCATCTTCCAGTTTATCTTTGTCATTTTGCAGGCAACCTTCGACGAACGAACGTGAATGATTGGAGCAAATCCAGGCTTTAACTGCCCCGGGTGCTCTTGGACCGCTACTTGAGCCGTAAATTGCTTTACGGCGTTGCACGCCCCATCCTTTATCTTATAGATAATATCCCCTGATTTTGGCATATTATCTTTAACCAATCCCTTTATCGACATACCCACGTTGTCGCCTGGAACGGCTTGTTCGTATTTCTTGTGATGCATTTCTATAGAAAATATCTTGCATCCCGTGACACCAGAAGGCATAAATCCAATCTCGTCGCCTGGCTTAATGGTGCCCTGTTCGATGCGGCCAGCAACGATGGTACCGACACCCTTAATGTTGTAAATACCGCTGACGGGAATGCGGACGGCGCCTTCTGCGTTTCTTTTGGGGGGCTGAACCAATTTATCGAGGGCATCTTTTATCGTTTGTCCCGATACTTTGGTTGTGGGGTTAAGATTGGCCTCCCAGCCCTTGTACCACGGCATTTTGTCGGTGGGGTCTATTAGATTTTCACCTTCAAACCCAGAATACGGGATAAAGGGGATCTTCTTGGGTTTAAAACCAGCTTGCTGGAGCATACCCGTCATTTCAGTTTTAATCTCGTTAAAACGAGCCTCGGACCAGTTACACGCGTCCATTTTGTTTATTCCCACGATGATTTGATCCACGCCCAAAAGCGCCAAAAGTCTGGCGTGCTGCCGAGTTTGGCCCTGAACCTCGCCGCTCGCGTGATTACCTTTCGCTATGGCCGTTTCGAAGCCTCCTGCTTCTGCGGGAACGAGGAGGAGACCGACGTCGGCTTGGCCCGCGCCAGTTATCATATTTTTAACGTAGTCTCTGTGGCCCGGTGCGTCGACGATGGTGTAGTGGTATTTGTCGGTAAAGAATTCTTTAGTGTTGCAGTTGATGGTTACGCCTCTTTCGCGTTCTTCTTTTTGGCTGTCCATATAGAAGGCGAAAGCGAAAGAGCTTTTTCCCTGTAGATCAGCTTCGGTCTGTAGTTTTTCCATTTGTCTGTCGGAGATTCCGCCGAGTTTGAATAGGAGGTGACCGGTTGTGGTGGATTTGCCGGCATCTACGTGGCCGCACACGACGATTGATATGTGTTCTTTTCTGTTGGTGTCGGCAGTAAAATCGCTCATGTTGGTATAAATATTGGGCTTGTGTTTAAATGTGTTTAAGTGGTATGATTTTATTGTTTGTTGTGTTAGTCTTTAACGTGTATCCATTTTAAGCGGTTTTTATCTAAGTAGTTGAGGGTCCCGTTATCTATTTTCCATTGAGTGTAATTTTCGTCTATGTACCAGTATGCTTCGCAAGCTTCGTTGGAAGAGAGTATGCATTGTTCGTAATCGTTGATTATTTCTTCGGAGAGGTATTTTTTGAGAATGGATGGTTTATCGTAATTGCTGACGACTTCTATTACGCACATGTCTTCGTCTTCTATGCAAGCGTAATTGCGCATTATTGTCAAGTTTCCCTTTTTAATATTATTTAAAAAAGGTAAAATAAAGAATAGGAGATTTTTCATTTATATCTTTAAAATCTTTAAAGTCTTTAATATTTTTAATAATTCAAAAAAGTCGCCTTGATGCTGAATAAACGTCACCCCGGTAGCTGGGGGCGGACTGCTTTTCGGGAGCTTTTTGCGCCTTCGTCTCGAGTGCCTTCGCCTCGAGTTCTTCTTGTTTCTTTGGATCGACTCGTTGTATCTCGCTTACGTAAGCATTTAAAGTATCTACTTCTTCGTCTTCTCCCTGCAAGAAAGGTTGGATTTCGTATGATTTTTCTCCTCCGTGTGGCAAACGATAAAGAATTTTGTAATAGCCTGTGTAATATTCGTTATCTGTAAATACTACGATGTCACCTGGTTCTAATGGTTTATCTGATTGCGCGCCGAATTTGTTTAGGCGGTATACGTTGTAAAGTAGGTCAACTTCTGTTAGATTCCAATTTTTTTTGGATTTTGCAAATTTTTTAATTAAACGGATGTTGTCGTTCATTTTAATAAGGGTAGATATTAAAAAAAAGGTTATATTTAAATGATTAGACCCGGGCAAGGATGGGCCTCTAATATGGCAGGTCAATCTTGCGCGTGTTGCCAAGAAATGGATAAATCGCAGGTATTTAAAAAAGAAGTTATATTTGCAATAAAAGTTTTTGTTGCTCTTAAAATATTGAAAATAAACGGAATCTTAGAATAAAGAAGGAGTGTGAATGGGATATTTAAAACTAAGTTTGTAGTAAAATACAAAGTAATGAGCGTAATAATGCTTTATACTAGTGTCTCTCATTTGAAGGGGGTAAAAAAAAAGCAGGAAGAGACGAGGTTGATATTTGATATAAACAAAATACAAATTGTAGAAATAGACGGGTCGCAAGAAGATAATTTGGCGTTGAGGGAGAATTTGTTTGACATTTGCAAAAGGCGGTACGAATATCCGCAATTCTTTGTAAAAGTGGGGGAAAAGTACAGGTACATTGGAGATTTTTCAACAATAAGCCAGATGAACGATTCGAAGAGGTTGAGCGAACTTACCTATTTTTTTAGTGTTTAAAACAAATAAAGATATAAATTCGCTTCTTATATAATGTCTATAGAAGACTTGTATAAGAAAGGATATACGGTGTTACCTTCGTTAATAAGCGCCGAGACCTGCGACAAGTTGGCGGCGTATTTGAATAAAAGTATTGAAGAAAGTGGAGATTTGCCGTATAATTATATAAAAGGGCATGATCAGTTGCGGTTGCCGAGTAAGGGGGCGGATATTCCGGAAGAAATAGTGTTAAACGATAAGATTCACGGTATTTTGCGGGAAGTGTTTGGTAAAAGTTACTACATGTATTCTTACACGTGTAATGCGAATACAGCTTCTCGAGACCAACCATTTCATATGGATTGCACGCATTTTCATCCGATAAGTACGATACGGGATTTTGGCTCTCCGGGGCCGCCGGTTCAAATAATAGTTAATACTTATTTGCAGGACACCGACGAGTCTAACGGCAGCTTGGATATGGTTCCAGGGAGTCATTTGAATACGTATTTCGAAATGGGCGAAAATGGAGAAATAGAAGACAAGTACATAGGCAAATCGCAAAGGTGCAATTTCCCAAAAGGCAGCGTCATAATCAGAGACAAGCGCACTTGGCACAGAGGAACCAAAAACCCGTCCGGAAAAGCGCGTTACATGGTGGGTACGAGTTACGCGATGAACTGGTACAAGCTGTCGAATCTGACGTTTGACGCGAGCGCCGAAGAAATATTGTACGATGTGCCGTTTTCTACGTGGAACATACGATACGAATGACCGCTGCAAAAAATACCCTGGGGGGGGACCCCGAGAATTTAAGAGGTTTAAAAGAACAGTACTTGTAACAATTAAAACAAGATGCCACCGAAGAAGCGTACCGTAGAAGATCAGTACCGTTCGTTTACTCCCCGAGAGCATGTTCTCAACAGGTCTGGAATGTACATTGGCGACATGTCGAATGTGCGAAAGCCGTGTTGGGTGTATGACGAAGCGGAGAAAAAGATGGTGTTCAAGGACCTAACGTACAATCCAGGTATATGTAAGCTGTTTGACGAGTTGATTACGAACGTCTTAGATGAGGCGAAACGTGATGACACGCTGACGGAGTGCAAGATTACCTTTAGTGACGAAGGGTTTGTGGTCGAGAACAACGGGCGCGGAATACAGTTGGTGGAGCATCGAGTGGGAAATTGTTATCTTCCTGAATTTTTGTTTGGGAAGATGCTGACGAGTTCGAATTACGACGATACGGAGCAACGCGAAGGGGCGGGTACGAATGGTATTGGAGCGAAAGCGGCCAACATATTTAGTAAAGAGTTTGAAGTGAAAATCGTCAATAAGGGCGAGGAGTACGTTCAAGTTTGGCGCAACAATATGGCGGAACGCACAGAGCCCAAGATCAAGAAGACCAAGTCTGCGCGGGACTACGTAAAAATAACGGCAAAGCCGGATTTCGCCCGATTCGATATGGAGAATATGTCAAGTAACAGTACCCAGAAGGTTCTGGAGCAGAGAGCCACGGAAATATCGGGGCTGTGCGGAAAGCAGGTCTCCGTCAGCATAAACGGAAAGAAAATCTCGACGCGAACGTTCGAAGATTACGTGGATCTTTATCTAGGGCGTGACAAGAAAGCGGTGCCGAGGGCCTTTGCGGTAATGGACGATTGGCAGGTTTGCATAGCGGCAAATCCTTACGACGATTTCGTTCAAATATCCACGGTCAATGGTTGTCACACTCGAGACGGAGGTACTCACGTTGATCTCGTGACGCGTCCTCTTTGCAAGAAGATAGGCGAGAATCTGGCGGCAAAGCACAAGGATTTGACGGTTCCGGGTAAGTTGGTGGAGGCGCAGCTGATGGTGTTTGTTAATACGACGGTGCCAAATCCGAAGTTTAGCAGTCAAAGCAAGGACCAGCTGATAACTCCGTGGAAAGATTTCCGAAACAGGTGGCCCCTGGAGGAACCTTTCGTTAAGCGGGTTGAGAAGTTGGGTATTATGGATGCCGTGTTGGCGACGGCGAAGGCGAGAGAGATGAAGGCGTTGCGGACTCCCAAGGCGAAGCGAGGGCGATTGACGGATATTCCGAAGTTGAACGATGCGAACAAGGCGGGCAACAGCATGGCTGAGTCTGCAAAGTGTACGTTGATTTTGACGGAGGGAGATAGTGCGAAGTCGATGGCAATTTCGGGTTTGGAGTCTCGTATGCGGGACTATTACGGTGTCTTTCCCCTGAAGGGTAAGTTGCTGAATACGCGGGACGTGACTGCGAAGAAGTTGTCTGATAACGCGGAGGTTCAGGCGATCGTTCGCATATTGGGTCTGCAGTTCGGTAAGAAGTACGTGCATGGAGTTGCGGGGTTGAGATACGGTAAGATCATGGTGATGACGGACCAGGACGACGATGGTTTTCACATAAAGGGTTTGCTGATAAACTTTATCCATAGTTTTTGGCCGGAGTTGTTGAAGGTCCAAGGGTTTGTCACGGCAATGCTGACACCTATTGTTAAGGCGAGGCGAGGTCGAGAAATTCTGGAATTTTACAACACGGCCGATTACGCTACGTGGAAGGAACAGACGAATGGTGGAGCAGGCTACAATGTGAAATATTATAAGGGGTTGGGAACGAGCACTTCGGTGGAGGCTAAGGAGTATTTCAAGAAGATGCAACTTTTGGACTATCGGATATCGTGCGACGCGGACGACCAGGCGATAATCAAGGCGTTTGGTCCGTCGAAGGATTACTCTGATAGTCGCAAGGAGTGGATTCGAGAGTCTCTGGCAAATCCCGTGGAAGTGAATTACAAAAACAAGCATTTCACGACGACCCGTTTTGTGGACGAGGAGCTGGTGATATTTGCGAACACGGCGGTCAGGCGGGCCATACCGAGCGTTGTAGATGGTCTCAAACCTTCTCAGCGCAAGGTGTTGTTCGGATGTTTTAAGCGAAACCTGCGCACGGAGATAAAGGTGGCGCAGCTTGCTGGTTACATTAGCGAGCACGCAGCCTACCATCACGGTGAGATGAGCCTGAACGAGACTATCGTTGGCATGGCTCAAAACTTCGTGGGTTCGAAGAATATGAATCTTCTTCAGCCAGCGGGTCAGTTTGGCACTCGGATAAAGGGTGGCAAGGATTCCGCGTCTCCAAGGTACATATTTACGCATCTGAGCGAGAACGCCCAGTCGTTGTTTGACAAGAACGACGAGATTGCGCTTAAATATTTGGATGACGACGGGCAATCCATAGAGCCCACGTATTACGTCCCAGTGTTGCCGCTGGCATTGGTGAATGGCTTCAAGGGTATAGCGACGGGGTTTAGTACGGATTGTCCGTGTTTCAACCCGAGCGAGTTGAAGACGCTGTTGTTGCAGCTGATAGCGGTGGATGGAGACGAAACCAAGGTGGATGGGTTGTCTAATATGACACCGTGGTATAATGGTTTTACGGGTGACATATACGAAAAAGCTAAAAATAAGTGGCTGACGGTTGGGTGTTGGCACAAGATAGGCGAGGATTCTATTGAGATAACGGACTTGCCGATAGGAACTTGGACGGATGATTACATCGAGCTGTTGAAGAAGATGGAATCGGAAGGTAAGATCTCGAGATACGACGATTATTCTGGAGAGCACCAGGTTAAAATACGAGTTAATTTCGACAGAGGGGTGTTGAGTCAGTTCGAGCGAGTAGAGAACGAGAATGCGATGGAGGAGTATATGAAATTGACGAGCACGTTGAATGCCACGAACATGTACGTGATAAGTCCGGGAGGGGAGATAATGTACATGGAATCTCCCAAGGATATCCTGTTAGAATTTTACAGGGTGCGATCTCATTTCTACAACCTTCGCTACAAGTACATAGCGAATAGAACGGTGAAGGAGATAGAGATTGCGAAATCACGCATCAAGTTTATCCGAGCGGTAAGCGAAGGCAATCTAAACATGATGAAAATGAAGCGACAGGACATAGTGTCGTATTTGAAGCGGAACAAGTATTACGAGTATGGGGAGTATTCGTATCTGTTGGATATGAAGATGATAAGCATGAGCGAGGAGAAGGTTGCAGCTTTGCAGGGGGAGATAGATAAAAAGGAGGAGTTCGCGAAGGCGTTGAAGTGTAAAGTTCCGAGTGATTTGTGGAAGGAGGACTTGTCATCATTGTAAGAAAAATAATGTAGATTAATGTGTAAATATGAAGGAAGTTAATAAATCAGCGAATTTGGTGGCGTATTGTGTTGTGGTATTTGCGGCGACGCTTGGATTTTTTTCCCTGTCGTTTTTCGACGAAAGTTTTGATGAGGACTGGTATAGAGAGAATAGCGCAGTAATAACGGCGGGGGCAATAATATTTTGTTTAGTTTCTATGGGTTATTATTTTAAGAATGCGGGTGGTGGAGGTTTTATCGATTCGCGAATAGTGTTATTTATTGCTATTTTGGGTTATTTATTTGATTGGGTGAGTTTAACGAATGATATTACAAGGTTTACGGAAGAAGATAAGTATAATTGGGGTGGCAAACAAACGTCGTTTGTGACAGGTCAATCGGGGAGACTTAATTCAACAATAACGGGAAATGGGGCCATGATTGCGGATGTGTTAGTCCTTTATTCCACTTCTTCTATCTTGTTTGGCTCGAAATGCAAAGAATGCTACAAATCGTTTAATTACAATGGGATACTGATTTGTTTAATGGTTGGGTTGATATTGTGGTCGAGATATTTGATAAAAAAATATCCACAAATCGAGGAAGATGATATAGACGGGAGTAAGATAGAAGGCACGCTCAAAATAAATACGGCAGAAAAGCTGGTTCCGTATTTGGTGGGAATTCAGATGTTGTTTTTATTATTAAGTTTTGCAAATGTTTTTGCGGTTAAATCGCAGGTCTTGTTGCATATATCACTTGCGATAATAGGTGGGCTCGCTATTTATATATTAAATGCCACGGAATCCAAGTTGAATTTGATATACAGCGAAGGCTCTGGCTCTGGCTTTGGCTCTGGCTCTGGCTCGATGGGGTCAATTCGATTGTTGAGGGCGTATAGGAAGCCGAGTTCGATTATACCGTATTTGTTATATGGAAATAATATGACACGTGCGAGATTTAATGGTATAGTTATATTTTTGAATATTCTTTTAGGTTGGCAGAATTTTTGGTATGGTTATTATAATGACATAGAAGTTAAGGCTCGTAATGTTACCATGGCGTATAATATGATTACGACATTTATTACGGATTTGGTTGTACCATCGGTATTGAATTTTATAAATACGAACGGGCAGTTGGCAATAGATGCTGATGATTTGAAAATCCCGCGAGATTTCGATAGTGACGGGAACGTTGAGGGCTTCGGGACGATGACTGGGTTAATGTTGGTTATTTTATTTGTAATTTTTGCGGGGATTTCTATATTGGAAAAGAAGATTGCCGTGAAGGTTGGTTAAATAATGTTATTTTATCTAAAGAAATGCATATTTTATTATAATATCTGTGTTTTTCTTAATGATGCACTTTATCTATTCGCTATTGGGTATATTATTGCCAATTGTGAATTCTTACACTTCAATGAGTGGAGGTGGTAATTTTGCAAAATCGAGATACATCTCAGATCCCGAAAATGATTTGTATAAAATAACACCTTCTCAAGCTTCTACAATAAGCAAATCTTGGGTAGATATATTGTCAGCTTCGATTCCACCGATATCATTAATCGGAAATGATAATCTCGATTATAGAAAATACAGAATAGATTCGTACGCCCATTTATACAACGGGATTAACGACTTCGAAAGATATTTAAACAATCACAGGTCCCAAAACGACCTTTATCTTTCGTGGCAGCCCAGAAAAAGCAAACAAAAAATATCACAGACGCTTTTTATTGTGGCAGCCGAGATAGAGCCCGCGTCTAAAAATTTTAAGATAAATCAGATTTTACAGTCGCCTGGGTGGTTAGGCTCGGGGGATATTTCGTCTTTAGAATTAAAAAGGGCCCTCGAGTACGTTAACAAAAAGGCAAATTGCACGAAAATTGATTATAGACCAATGAAAGAAACGTCGCTGCGTTTTTATTGGTCGTGGTTTCCGCCAGGTGTTGTTTCAAAAGTTAAATAAAGTTGTTGTTTAAAAATTAAATGCTAATTAAAAGGCTAACTTCGCTTTTTTTGTTTTTAGGAGAAAACTTATTTAATCCGCAACAAGTAAGGCCGTACAATATAGAAGGAGAAATACACTTTACATCTGGCGCCCTCGGTGTATTTTATCAGGCAGGTATTTCTAAGTTTTTAAAAGAGCAGTATGAAATGTCTCACTACGATTTTTCAGGCATAAGCGCTGGGAGTTGGTGTTCTATGTTTTTGGCTTCAAACATAACGAGTCTGCAAATGGATAATATCATAGAAGGTCTTACGAAAGGTTCGATAGACGATAATAATTTTTGGACTAAAGGTTCGGAATTAGCGAAGATTATCATTTTAAATGAAGACTTCGACATAGACTATTCCAGGTTGAAAATAGGAATTACGCAGCTTACGCCTTTTCCGAAAAAAAAATACGTGACCGAGTTTAATAATAAGGAAGATGTTGTAGATGCTTGTATAGCTTCGAGTCACATTCCTATACTTTCTGGTAATATTGCCACAAACTATAAAGATGTTTTATCGTTGGATGGAGCCATATGGGGAGAAGGCAAGTTGGTAAGAAAGAACGCTATTCTTAATTTTTCGCCGGATATTTGGGGCAAGAAATACGATCTGGAAAATTTGTTAGATTTTAACGCCTCTAATATTAAAAAATTATACGCGGAAGGATACAACGACACAAAAAAAAACAAGAATATGCTGGATCAGTTATTTATAAGGAAACGGGACAATGTATCCCTTAAACCAAAGTTGGTTAGAATTTTTTGGTTATAATTTATTTAAACTTCAACCCTAAGGCCATGGCAGTTCCCACTCCCAAAACACCAAGCGAGCCTTTTACAACGGAACTACGTGACAAACTACTTTTGCTATCGAAAGCTTCTGGGGCTTTATCGGAGGTTTGTTTTTTTTTTGATTTCTTCTTTTTCTTTTTATTCAGGTCTGAAGGTATAGACACGACCATCGTTTCGGGTTTGTGCAAATAATCGTGCGTTTTATCGTTGTTTGCATCTTCTGGGTCGTCTGCGGGTGTGGGTACATTTCTCCAGTCAGTGTGTGTAGCCACCGCTACCGATATGATGTCTAATTCTATTACCCAAGGTTTTTCCATAGTTAAGGTTGTTTTGGTGGAATCTGAAGAACTCAGCAATTCCAGAGATATCGTCAAATCCGAATATTTATCTTTAGGTTTCGAAAAATACCGGACTCCGTGCGTTGCTCCAAATACGACTCCCGCATTTACAACGGCAAGTCCCGTATCGTAGCCAGTTCCGATTTTTCCTTCTAGTCTTCTTTCTACTTGGGGGCACCTTATTTTTATCCATTCGACGTGGGTCGAGTCTCCGTGGACGATTCCTTGAACGGCTTCGACAGATATCACGTTGTAAATGGGGACATCGAGTACTATTGTTTTTTCGAATTCGTTTTGGGCTCCAGTTATGGTAATGCTGTGATGTTGTAGGTGACCTTTGCTGTAAAGTACTTTATTACTGAAGGATGTCATTCTTTATTATATATATAGGAAAATTACTTGAAATATTCGGACGTTTCGATAAAAATAAATCTCGTCCTTTATTAAACTGATAAATAATAATGGGAGGTGGATTACTACAAATCGCTGCTTACGGAGCTCAAGACGTATATTTAACTGGAGATCCCCAAATCACATTCTTCAAGGTCGTCTACAGAAGACACACCAACTTCTCCATGGAATCCATTCAACAGCAATTCTCGGGAAAAGTCGGATTCGGCAAAAGCGACCTTTCCTGCACAATCAGCAGAAACGGCGATCTCGTCAACAGCATGATCCTTCAGGTCACTCTTCCACAATTGCCAACTAAATGCAGGTGGATTGATCACGTGGGTCACCGCCTTATTAAAAGCGTTCGCATCAACTTGGGAGGCGACACCATAGACGAACACAACGGGCGCTGGTTTGAAATATGGAACCAGCTTACCCACGACGACTCGATGAAAAAGGCTTACGATGAAATGGTGGGATATCCGAATCTTTCCGATACCACCGGACTGGGTTGGAAATCTGGTGGTCAGGTAGATGGCGAGCAGACTCTTTACATACCGCTTCAATTTTGGTTTAATAGAAATCCAGGGTTATCTTTGCCGTTGATTGCGTTGCAGTATCACGAGGTTAAGGTCATATTTAATTTTGAAGATGTTGGTAAATTAGTTGTGTGGCCTATTACCGCCTCCGAAGCCAAATGGCACGAAAATGCTTTATCGTCTGATCCAGAACAAGGCGGACCTTATGCACCTTATAGCGGTTCATCGGACGATCCAGCTCAGCTCGACACCTCTCATGCTAATTTGTCAGCTAAATGGAAAACGGCATTAAATAGTAGAGATTTTAAGGCAAATCTGTACGTCGATTACATCTATTTAGATACTGAAGAACGCAAACGCTTCGCTCAAATGTCGCACGAGTATCTGATAGATCAGCTTCAGATTCACGGAAAAGAGACGCTAACAAGTTATTCCCACAGAATGCGCTTAAATTTCAACCATCCCGTTAAAGAGCTAATTTGGGTATTTGAACCGCCAGAAGGAGCCTATATTACTTTTGGTCATGATGACGACTTTGATTTCGGTATGAACGGCAACCTGCGTACAGGGTTTAACAATGGTCCTGACGATATTGCGGTTAATCAAGTTAAGTACAGATGGGGTAACTTCGGTGAAATTACACATGATCATGAAACAGACATTTACGAGTGGATGAAAGATGCAAAGTTACAAATTAACGGTCACGATAGATTTTCTACGAGACCAGGCTCCTATTTTAGAAGAGTTCAACCTTATCAGTTCCACGGAGGCGTTCCAGACGTTCCCATTTACGTGTATTCGTTTGCTCTTCGTCCTGAAGAGTTCCAACCTTCTGGAACGTGTAACTTTTCAAGAATAGACAACGCTTACTTAGAATTAAATCTAAAAAAATTTTTAGGACCCGTAAACTATCTAGCTACAGTTCCTGCCAGTAGCGCAGCCTCGACTGTTAGACTTCCTTATTACTCCATAGCGGATCCTGGGACCGAAGCGATACAACAAGGCGTGTGGAGTTCTACGAAGGGCACAATAACACAACCAACGTGGAAGACCGATAATAAGTTGAATTTGTACGCTTATGCGGTGAGTTACAACGTGTTGAAGATAGTGAGCGGGCGTGGTGGTCTTGCTTACTCGAATTAGACGATAATTTATGACGGAAATAAGGTATCCACGTGGTGGATGCCGATATTTTTGTTGGGTGAGATAAAAATACCTTGAGGTAGCGTCTTAAAGGAAAGAGACGGTGTATTGTTAAAAGCCAATCAACAACAATGTTTGGAGACTTTGAGTTTGACATCGAAGCGCCGATGGCTCCGTCTAAGGGATTTTCCCAAGTGGACGTGAAGAGAAAAGAAAGCGCTAAGGATCTTGCCATCGCGCAGCGAATGGTAAAAAAAGAAGAGCCCAAATTCCTAAAGGCGCAACGTGAGCAAAACAGAAAGGCAAAATCGGAAAGCGCAGAAAAACACGGAGCAGTGAGAAAGTTCCACAACACGGTAAAAGGCGGCCTCTACAAAAAAGCCTACGACTTGGCGGGCCTGAACGACAGGAACGTCCGCAGCCGAAAAACGCTGCTGGAACTGGCCTGCGGCAGAGGCGGAGACATGCACAAGTGGAAAAAGACGGGCTACCAAACGGTTTTGGCTGTGGATAACGATTCTGCTGCTATAGACCAGGCGAGAGAGCGGTTCAAGAACGTGGATAGCAGACCTCTTCGAGCTCAGTTTGAATTTTTGGATCTTGCGGCGGATGATTTGATGACGGTGACGTTGTCGGACAAGTTTCCCAAGACGTCGTGGTTTTACGACACTGTATCTATACAGTTTGCGATACAGTATATGTGTAAGACGCAGCAGAGCTTGGTTACATTTTTGTCGTGGGTTTCGAGTTTGGTGGCGCCGGGCGGTACGTTTGTGGGGAGTTATCCCGATGGCGGGGAGATAAGGAAGTTGTTGGGAGCTGATAGAGTTTTTGACAACGGGTTTCTGAAGATACGGGAGCGGGAGGACGGGTTTCCGGGGTTGAATTTTCACGCGGATTTCGGAGGTTCGAGCAGTTACTTCGACGCGTTTGGAACGTCTGAGGAGTATCCCGTGATTTGGAGCGACCTGCGCGGAATAATGGAGTTGATGGGTTTTGTATTGAAGGAGCACAGTTCTTTCCTGGATTACCCAGAGGCTGAGGCGTTTTATTTATTGCCTGAGGAGCGGCAGTTTAGCGGGGTGTTTAAGAGCTTCATCTTCCAAAAGCATCCCAAGACGACCCACTTCCCCGTGATTCCCAAGTGCGTTATTAATTGGGATGCCCTGCAGATAGACAAAGTGGGAACGTACAGCGTGACTCGCCCAAGGGACGCGACGAAGATGCATCACGCGATATACAATATGTGGTTGATGGTGTCTGAAGGTAAAAAGTGCGGTACGGTGTGCGACGGTACGGCTTGCGTGGGCGGAGATACGATACAGTTTGCGCAGTATGCGTCTCAAGTTTTTGCGTGGGAGATTGATCGGAGTCGGTACGAGATGCTAGTTAATAACTTGGGAGTTTATGGGTTGAATAATGTTGCGTGTTACAACAGTAGTATAGTTATGTATGGGGGAACGGGGGATATTTTGTACTTAGATCCTCCGTGGGGGGGTCCTAAATATTCTGAGTCGAATGATGTGGAGTTGTATTTGGACGGTATGAATGTTAAGGATTTGGTTATAAATCTTAAGGAACGGTTTGCGATGATAGTTGTGAAGGTGCCGTTCAATTTTAAAAAGAGGGAGAAGGACAGAGTAGTTAATATAACGAATAAGATATCGCTGTGGTTTCCGTAATGTGCGCTTGCATTGGTTGTATAAAAACGCCGATCATAAATAACAATAAATAACGATAAACAATAATGAACAGAAGAGCGAGTAATGCTCTATCATCGAATTTTGAAACACTTACTGTTAAGAATTTGAAAGTAGAACATTTGAGCGTGTTGAAAGGTCACAATTTGTCGGGGGTTTCCGAAGTTAAAGTTCCCGAAGAAAATTTAGTTCACGCGGAGCCGGTTAATTTGGAGATGGAATCTTTTTTTAACGTGCTTCAAGGACTTAAAGCGCGGATGGATGCATTGGAGGCTGAGAATGTGGCTCTGAAGGAGAAGGTTGCGAATTTGAATTTGGAAGATTTGAAGAATGTTGATACAACGGTATATGAGCGGGAAGACGGTGCCTTTTTGGGTTGGGCTCAGGACATTGAGAAGTGGGTTCCTTTCCGAGAGGGGGGAACTTAAAATATTGTTAACCATTAATAATGGATTTGGGGTTAGTTGAAGAAGACGTGAAAGTTCCTTTGCCTGGGCTTCAGAGTTATGTTATTTCGGCTTCTTTGGCGAGTATTTTTCTTTCTATAATTTTGTTGTTGCTGGTGAAGGATGTGTTTGTTTTTGTAACGAAGTGGATGTGGAGAGCTTTTGCCGTGGGGTTTTTGTATTTAGCTTTATTGTTGGCGGTTGCTGTTAGGGAGTTGTGGCGAAAGGTTGAGGTAATACGGGCTAATTTGAATGGTATAGCGGATAGTGGTGATATGACTGCGTTGCGGGATTACGTTAATAAAATATGATTTAATAAGTAAATATAAGTAAATATGAGCGAAATAGAACTTATGAGGGAGGAGTTGAGAGAGATGCGGGAAATGTTGATAGAAATCAGGGATAGTTCAAAAAATATGGATTCGCACATAGGTTTCATAAATGGGATTTACGAATCTTACAGAGCTAGTTTGGATTTTTTGAGGGATGTTTTTGAGTATTCCCGAAATCTGGTTATATCTTCGACTTTGCCTCTCGTCGAATCAGAACGGGGTGTTCCAGATGTAAATTAAATGTTTCCTTATTATAAATGAACGAGTACTATACGTTATTTTTGGTGGGCGTGTTTAGCGATTTTGGGTTGAATTATCTTTCTCGCTTAGAATATTCTCCTGAAGAAATAACATCTCTGCGAGAATATTTCGATTACGAGGGTATCATATCGGCTGCCGTAAAAGCTGGGCTAACCACGTTAATTTGCGGACGAGTTTCTAATATGATAGCCCCAGATTCTTTATTTTACAAGGCTGTTTCTGGTTATTCGGTCGGTTATGTCGCGGATTGGATAATATATAAGTGCAACGTATTCGGAGAAAAGCTAAATGAATATTACGAATCGGCGGGCGTTGGATTTTGGGGAGGAGCAGCCATAGCATTCGCGGTAGTCACGACCGAATTTATAAAAAGCACGAACGTGAATTAAAAGTGGTTCATTTTTAACTTTTTTATTTTTTACTTTTTTTAACTTTTTTAACTTTTATTCGAGCAGTTCGCACAAATCCACCGCTCTCCCCTTGGTCCTCCACGACTGCCCTTCCAATTCCGTGAGAAGTTCGGATTCTTCGCTGGTTACGGCTTCTGCCGCGCGCATCTTGTCTTCGTGGATAGTGAGAATGGCGTCGTCTGGAGTGCCCTTGCAAACGAGGTTGTAAATGTGGACGGGTTGTTTTTGTCCGATTCTGTGTATTCTTTTTGCGGCTTGCAGGTGGTCCATCGGGTTCCAGGACTGCTGGATGAATATTGCCGCGGTGGGTCCAGGGACGAGGTTGAGTCCCACGCCGCCCGCGACCATTTGGACGAAAAGGACGTTGAGGTGTTCTGAAGGCGCGAGGAAGTTTTTAATCATTGTGCTTCTTTGGTTTTGAGAAAGCTTACCGCAGTACATGTGGTACGTTCCAGGACAATCTTTCTCCAATCGCATTTTGGCAATTGCCATAGTGCTATTTGAGTGAAGTCCGAAAACGATTATTTTTTTGTTTGTTTTTGCTAATTTTTTGGTGAGTTTGCTGAGCTTGACGAGCATAGGCGAAGGTTTCTGTAGTATTTGTTGGAGGTGATTTTCTGTCAAGTTTTTAGCGCCGTGTTTGAATAGCTTTGTGTGTATTACCATTTGAGACATTCTGTTTAGGTTCGACAGCATTTTGCGTAGGGTGTCGATGCCGACTTCTCCCTTTGCGTTTTGCTGCATGAGAACCCTTATTTCTCTGGCCTCGAGGAGTAAGTTGTTGTATGCCTCTTTGTATTTATCGGGCAAATCGATGGCAAACTCCTTTCTGTGATGGGTTATTGTTGGAAGGCTCAGTATCTTATCCGTTTTGCGGTGACAGTTGGCCTTGAATAGCTCAACCGCTTTGGAGTTGATAACGTATTTGCCTATTTTCCAATTCTTGGGGTCTGCGATTTCCTGTATCTCTTCGGTGACCCCCTTGTAATCTACGCCGATAGCGTAGAGCTGACCCGCTACGTCTTCGGGTTTGTTACAAACGGGGGTTGCCGTGTTTATGATAGAGTATTTGCAATGCATCGCAATTTGGTGATGAGCTTGAAGACACACTTTTTTTGCGCCGTAGTTTCGTAAGTAGTGGCTTTCGTCGATGACGAAAAGTGTGTCGTGTTTCTTGACCTTGAAAAGGCTGCATATTTTATTCTTACCGGGGTTGCATTGGAATGCGCCGCGGTATCTGGTTTGGCCGTTAGCGGTTTGGTATTCTTCGCTTTTATCGACCCAGACCCAGTATTTCTTGTAAAGTACGGTTATTAGGTTTCGGGTGATGATGGTGATGTCGTAATTTGCGGGGTCGTTTTTGGGGTTGTCTAGTTTGGAAGCCTTGTCGATGGTTAGGATCGATATTTTGGACGGGTCCAGCCACATATTGACGTGTTCGTTCCAAACGTCGTTTAAGGTGCACGCGGGGCAGCTCACGATCAGTTTAAGATTTGTGTTTTTCTTTCTGAGCTTGGCCCATGTTGAGATGATGGTTGTGGTTTTTCCGAGGCCCGCGTCGTGAATAAGTCCCGCCCAATTGTCGGATAACAACTTTTGGGTTAAGAAGTTTCGGGATTCTTTTTGGTGTTGGTACAAGGAAAGTTTGAGTTTGGATATGGGGTGATATTTATTCATTTTCGTGGGTCTGGGAGCATCCGTGTTTGCTCTTATTTGGTCGTGTATTTCTAAAGTGCATTACTATGGTCTTTTTTCATTCAAAAAAGGACTTTTGCGTTTTACACTAAGAAAATAAAAGTATACTTTGTATAAGTTATGCCTAATCGCTGTGAGCTTTGCAATATTGTGGGGAATGGGTCTATAATTAAAAGGGGACCTGACGGTGTTATCCGATGCAGATCCCGAGATCCAGCCCATATATTTTCTCCCGTTAGATGCGAAAGAAGGCGAAATAATAACGAAGAAAACGATACTTCCGATGATGAAGGCCCCCCTCCATTGATTCCCATATCAGAGAACGATTTGATGGATGATGTTTGGCAAAATCGCCTTGAAATAATGGAGTTGTTCTTCTATTCTAATTTAGCTAATCGAGAAATAACAAGAAGAAACACGATTCGAATAAAAACCGCGTTGGTTTCCGCCATAGAGACTTTGGAAAATGTAAAAAGCGACATACCAGAAGGTTCTTACATAGACCTTTGCGAAAATCTTCAGCGTATATGGACTAATCTTTAAAGGCTCCTTTTGGAGCACGTAAAAACTAAACAACAATGGGTTCCGTTATCTGCTACATTTGCTGGCCTATCAATATTAAGGAGCCTCGGCGCCCATCCGAACCGAGCCACATAATGAGTCCGCGGCGTCCGAATGGGCCGCTTAAGACTGAAGGGGTAAGCAGGATGCAAAGTGAAATGATGCAGTTGGCGAATGCAAGAAACGGTATAGGGCACGATTTCTGAATATAAAAAAGACCGTAAAAAAAGCCTTTGGCTTTGAGAGTGGTCGGCGGACCGCTGGGTTAATGTCATTTTAAGGCGCGTAATGTTAAACATATATTTTACGCAATAAATTTGAATGGAAAATACCGCGGAGAGTAAGCAGTGTAATGTCTGTTCGGAAGAATGCAAGGAGTTGAAAACTTGCAATAATTTGGGCGACGAGGGGGATACTGCGTGTCAGTACAAGATGTGCGAGAGTTGTTTGGATCAAATATCGAAAAAACTTGATAATAAATGTCCGCAATGCCGAAAAGAAATCTTATCGACAACACCAGAAAACATAGAACAATATACAAATTCCGAAAATCCAGAATGTTGTTTGGGAAAAACAACGAGAAACTTTATTATAGACAACTGTTGTTTTTCATGCATACACGTAACGAGTACTTTTATAATTATTGGATGCAATGCGCTAACGGGTGGTTCTATAATTTATGTATTCAATCCCTCAGTTGTCGGTACTTTGAGTGCTTGCAGATGCCAAGATTGGTGCTTGACAATGTACATAGGAATGGCAGTGAATTGTGCGGGAATATTGTGTTTTAAAACAACGGATTCTTATTGTAGAAGTGAATATAACAGACCTCTTATTGACGAAAACAATCGCGGCTGTTGCTGTTGTAAATACGCAAATATGGGTATTAGAGCGTATGAAACAATGATAAATAGAGAAATTGCGGAGAACGAAGAGATGGAAAGAGAATAAAGCCGCAAAAAATACCAGGACGTTTTACCTTTAAAAATTACAGTCAAAATAAACCAAAAGTAAATAAGATAATGCAGAACATTTCGGAAAACATGTCCAAGCAACTGGTCAAGTACAACAAGTGGTTTCCAAACCAAAACCACGAGGTATTCGTCCAATGTACGCTTAAGGAGCCTCATATAGAGTGCAAGATGTCTATTCCGTTTCCTCCGAATAGGGTAAAGTTGGATTATAAGGACGAGTTGGTCGTAATTTCCGTGTGTATGGGGGTTATGTTGATTCTTGTGATATTCCTTGCAAGGCGAAAGTAAAGTAAAGTAACAGACAAAGCAAGCGGGTACCTTTTTGGTACAGTAAACGCGATAATGATATCGAGAGTGTTAGTTATTCAGGCGGCGAATGGATTTTACAGGAATAAATATCCGAGCGTTGCTCCAGTTTATGGGAAAATAAATACGGCAAAAACCATAGAAAAGGTGGGTATTGCTTTATCTAATAAGTTCAAAAACGAAGTCCCTTGCGAATTTTGCCACGGAACGGGATTAACGGAGTGTTTGCGGTGCTTTAACGGGTGCTGGGAATGCGAGAACACGAGAATTGTAGAGTGCAAGTATTGTGGTGGAACGGGAAGAGGTGGAGGAAGTGTGTTTAACTATCAAGATGAAAAGTTGACTTTTATGCCAACATAACTGCTTATTTATAAAAGTAAACTAAAATGGGAAATCTGTGCGTAAAGTTGTGCAAGTGTTGCTGTCCTATCTTGGAAGATATAGAGCAGACGCTATCAATTACACACGAACCGGCTGGTGTGGTCCAAGAATCGCACGAGAGCGTTTATGATAGAACTAAAAATGAACTAAATTAAAAAGAATAATAAAAATAAAGTTAAATTTATTTATTTCAATGATGGTTGTTTAGCCTATATGTCGGCTTTTAATATGGTGATTTCGAGATTGCGAATAATAATAGTTTAGACGGTGTTGTTAATTATTACCCATTTTTTCAATGGTTTGTGGGGAAATGGTATGTAGTATATTTTATTTTTATTGATAAGAGCTGCTGCGTAACTTAATGAGCTTTTTGCAGTTATTAAAACGGAAGCTTCTACCATGCTGTGAAAAGTGTATTGTAAATCGGTGTTTAATTCTAAGGTGCAAAATTTAGAGAGTTCCGCGAAATCTTCTTCTTTTCCTTGAGAGAAGATTTTGATTTCTTTATTTGGATATTGTTTTTTCATTCTTTTAGCTAATTTTAAGTAGTAGTTGTTATCTACGAATCTTTCTTGGTAAGAACTCTTACTAACATCACCGCGTCTAATGTGGATGGCGATGTAGTTTTTATTTTTAATCGTAGGTTTGGGGGTTGAATAATAATAGTCGGAGATAATTTTTAGAACTTCTGGAGTGTAATATTTGTCTGGATTGCTGGAGTAATGAACTTCTCGGGAATATTGTTCGTGTTTGTCGATTTTTTGATTTTTAAGGTTGTTATGTTTGGGTATTCCTATAAACTTATTCAGTTCAATAGGGTCTGCGCCGTGTGCTATTTCTTTCATGGGGGTGTGTATGTAATTATAATTTTTATATTTGCATAGTGCTATTCCAGACATAATAGCCTGATATTGGGCTCCGAACCCGTCATTTTTCCCTTTTATGGTATAATTTATGTTTGAATTTGTAAAAGGTTCTTTTTTATAAAATGCGAATAAAAGTAAAAGTATTAATAAAACTATTTTTAAAGCAAATTTAAATTTAGCAATCTTCATTATTAAATATACAATAAATTAAATTAAGGAAATAATAGATTAATATAATAAATGGCACTATTACTCAGAGAAAACAAGGCATACGAACAAGTGTTGTGCAACACGATAATGAATTTATTGGATAACATCGAAACAACCGCTGAAAGAAGACGATTGTACGAAGAAAATAAGAGTTTGTTTGAAAGGGAAGAAAATCAAGGCGAAGAAGAATTTAACGCGGGATTGGAAGAATATAACTCGCAAATGGTGTTTGACATAACTAACTTTTTAAACTCTGTAATTTTGTACGCTAATACTTGGCCTGAAAATGTGTGTGAGTGTATGGAATCTATGGCGATGAACTTATCGTTTAATTGTCGTTACGATGAGTTGATAAGGGAATCTATTTGTCCCAAATTGCTAAAAAAAATGGAATATTCGATTAGGAGGCCGGAAAAAGATAGAAGGAACCTGCGAGCACTGTTGATGTGTGTAGGTCATAGGAATTTGGATAAATATGTAATAAATAGAATAGCAGAATATTGTCATACAGAACCCTACGATTATATGTACGGGAAAAAGGGCTCGATATATCTTGAAGGCAAATGGTTTACTTACGGAAAAAGGAGAAGGAGACGGAATTACTTAAAATATACTACGTACGTGCTTGTGAATGCAAATAATAATCTTGCAGAATAGTAATCATGAGTCTTGTTAATAACATTACCAAAATTACCAAAAATACAACAAAATTTATATCCAAAAACTATTTGTATATTGTTCTATTGATATTCGCAACTTTCGTAATTTGGACTTTCACGACAGATTACATTGAAATTTCTCCACCCCAAAGCTCCCCACCAGCTCAGAGTTCTCCAACCCAGCAATCGGAAGATTTCGAGCTCTACCAAAAGAAAAAAAGTAACCTAAAACCAGCATCTGTAGACGAAACTCCTCAATCGCAAATAACCAGTGCATTCAGTCAAGATCTTCCTATGCCCGTAAATACTTATGGTACTCTTGTAGATGAGAAATCAGATCCAGCCTACTGCGAGGGAAACTTGGGGCGATTAAGATGCATGGCTCATGGATAAAAATGTAGGTATTGATTAAATGAGTAGACAAGCGTATTGGATAACTTACGAGACACATCCGCAAACGAATCCTAGAGGCCAAGGTTCTTATAAAAAGCTGAAAGACACGTGTAAAAAGAATAACTTACCAGAGCCTGTTGTTCTTGGAGCGGGTTCTAAGTGGACGGGATTTTCGTCTAAGTGGCGGGCGGTGTATAAATTTTGCGCGGACAAGGACCCGAACGCTATAATTTTGGTTACGGATGCGAGAGACGTTTTGTGTAATAGGAATTTCAGAGGATTAGTTGCGGCTTTTGAGAAGGTTTCTAAGGGTGGTGATTCTATTGTATTTGGTTCGGAAGTGGGTTGTTGCGTGGATACGATGAAGGAGTACGGACCAGGGGAAATAATAGCTCGTAGCGGTAGAAAACTGAGAAGAGCCGAAAATACAGCTAAGTGGCACGAGGATGAAGAGTACGGCGATGAATTAGACGAATCGGGTTATTACAATAAGAAGTGGGTAAAGTGGTTTAATAAAGTTGCGCCGAAAAATTCCAAAAGCGGAGTTGCGTTGAACGCTGGTTTGGGTATTGCCACGGCCAAAATGTGGCGAAAAGCCATACCCAAGTTAAAAATCCAAAGCGACAGAGAAGACGACCAGACACTGTGGTCCTCGCTGATGTTTATAAGACCAAAATTGGTAAAATTGGATTACGGCGCTAAAATTTTCACGAACACGAACGTGTGGGTTCCGACGGGATGTTTTGTGTCCTGGGATTCCAACAGGAAAGCTTGGAGGAATAGAAAAACGCAGACGTATTCTTACGTTATCCAGATACCAGGCGCGCCAAATGATACTTATAAAGGTAAAGCGTGGTCTTGTTATATGGAGTTGTACAACAAGATACAACAAGCTACAAAAAAAACAAAAATGTAGCCGGTAAGAAGGTTTAAAAAAAAAGTGTTTGTTATAAGAAATGAGCTGTGACATCTGCGCGAATAATTTCACGATGGAAAAGAGGAAACAGGTTGAGTGTCCAGGATGCGAATTGAATGCTTGCAGAGAATGTGTCCGTCGTTATTTAACGGGGGAAGATATGTTACAGGATCCACATTGTATGGGATGCCGAATAGGTTGGTCGCAGAGTGTGGTATTTAAGGCTGTGGGTCAGTCGTTTGCCAATAAAAACTTAATAGAGCATAGACGAAAGGTTTTGGTGGAGAGGGAGAAGTCGAAGATACCGCAAACGCAAGAGTTTGCTGTTGCGCGTCGAGACTTGCCGATATTAGAACAAGAGTATTCCCAGAATAGGATTGCTTTTGAAGAGTCGGTACGAAAGCTCAGACAGGAGTGGATTAACAAAAACTCGCACAAGATGGTTAAAATAAAGAAAATGAAGGGTATAGTGTATCCCAATTCAAACGAAGCGAGAAGCAGAAGCGTGTTTGTCCACAAGTGTTCGTTACAAGGCTGCGAGGGGTTTTTGTCGCAAGCGTGGAAGTGTGGGGTGTGCGAGACGTATACTTGCAAGGACTGCGGTAAAAATACGGGAAGAAGGGGGCAAGTAGAGGAGCACGTTTGTTTGGAAGATGATGTGGCGACGTTTTCGTTAATAATGTCGCAGTGCAAGCCCTGTCCCAAATGCGCGTGCCGAATATATAAGACGGAGGGGTGCGACCAGATGTGGTGTACTATGTGTCAGACGCCGTTTAGTTGGAGAACTGGGATGGAGATAGTAGGTAATGTTATTCACAATCCGCATTATTTTGAGTGGCAGCGTAATAGAAGTGCTACGGGGGAAATTCCGAGGCATCCCGAAGACATGCCGTGTGGGGGTCGTATAGGCGTTCATGAAATAACGCACGCGTGTAATTCTATATTTAGGGTGGGTTGGGAGCGTGGAACGTCGGCGAAAGCTGAACCGTTGATAAGGTCGGAAGACAATAGTAATTTATTTTTGTCGTTTATGTATTGGTTATTAATGAAGAAAAATCATTACGCGGACGTGGAGATGCGAACGTTACAGCCGAGAGATGATGTGATTCAGATGGAGGATAAGAATTTGTTGTCTGATTTTATAGTGAATACGATAGACGAGAGGACGTTGGGTCAAAAGTTGGGGATAAAGGACAAAAAGCGGAGGTTTAACGCAGAGTATTACGGTATATTGGAGACTTTTACGACGGTTATTGGTGATATGATACAAAAGATGCGTATGGCGGCGACCCGAGTTGCGCGTGACGCGGATGCGCTGAGCGTTATACACAATTTCAGAGTAGAAACTTTGAGTGGAATAGTGGAGTTGAGCGAGTTGGCGGAATATTTGACAAAAAGTGTTGATACTCTTTGTCAAAATTACGGGTATGAACGGTCGAAATTCAAGAATGATTTGAAGGACTTGCAGAAATGCATAGGTTATCTGTTTCAAAGAATGTCTGTTCCGAGAGAATGGAAATCGGAATGGATACCGAGAACAATTGTGGTTCCGGAAGAAAATTGGTGGCCGCCGAGAGGATTTTTGATGACGGATGAGTATAGATATTAAAAATCGCTATCGTATTCGCTGTCGGATTCCGTAACGGGAAATCTTCGTTTTCTGCAAAAGTTTGATATTTGTATTGTGCTGCAACCCGTGCAAGTCCAGCTCATGAATTTGTGGCATATGGAGCAAGCGGGGGCTGATGGTTTTCTTATTTCTCCGCAAAGTTTGCACCATTTTTTTTTGAAAAGGTTGGTCCATTTGAATAGTTCAGTGGGGGGTTTGTGAATGGGGTAGAGGAAGTTTAGAATGTGGCGAGATAGTTCGGGGGGTACGTGGTGATAAATCCACGAGTAGCGGCGTTGGTCTAAAGATTTTGTGAATTTATGTCTTTTAAGACTGGGAAAATAGTCGGTAATTTTATTTGTGCTTCTATTTTTTCTTTTTCTGGTGGTATTATTTATCATTTATTTAATAAGAATGATATCTTTAATTAATGCTTAACTTCGCTCCACGTTTGTTGGTTATTTTATCGTGTAGAAATGCACGACCCCGTATTAGCAAACCCTTTCGAAGTTATCACAAATCGGTAGTCGAACACTACGAAAATCCTAAAAACGTCGGTTCTATGGACGGAAAAGATAAAACCGTAGGCGTTGGACTAGTAGGTTCTCCTGCGTGCGGAGACGTCATGAAGCTATCGCTGAAGATTTCGGAAGATGGCACAATAAAAGATGCGAAGTTTAAAACTTTTGGATGTGGGTCGGCTATTGCTTCGAGTAGTTACGTTACTGAATACGTAATAGGAAAAACGACGGAAGAAGCTCGTGAAATAAAGAATGCGGATATATCGAAGCATTTGCGGTTGCCTCCCGTAAAACTTCATTGTAGTATGTTGGCTGAGGATAGTATAAAGGCAGCTCTGGCGGATTACGATGCAAAGAACGCGTGCGGTGATAAGACGCGTAATAAAAACCGTTATTTTAGGTAAATGTTGGTTATACCTCCTGGATGGGAAGTTGTAAAGCGGTACAAAGACCCAACGTCGCGAATTCAGGTAATTTGCAAAGATTCCAAGGGGCGTTCGCAGTATATATACCATCCTCTGTGGGGTGCACTGTCGTCTGCGTTAAAATTCAAGCGTTTAATGAAGTTTTCTAAGCAAGTGCGAAAGTTGAATAAAACCTCGACGTCGGACGACATTGACAACTTAATAAAGTTGATGATGACTACGAATATCCGAGTGGGTTCGGACAAGTATGCAGAAGATAACGAGACGTTTGGAGTGTGTACTTTATTGACAAAACATGTGTATAAGAGCGATAAAAGAGGCGAGTTGTCGTTGCGATTTGTTGGTAAATCGGGACATTCTCACGATGTATTGTTGAAACCTGGACTGAACGTGGAATTTATAAAGCGTAAGTTGAGAGAAGCCAGAAGTAAAGGAGAAAAGAGATTATTTCCCAGTGGAACGGCGGAGCGTTTGAGGTTTCGATTCAAAGAATTGTTTGGGTGTGATTTTACGCCCAAGGATATAAGAACCTACAAAGCGAATACGACATTGTTGTTGTATCTCCGAAGATGTAGTTGTATAAATTTGAAAAGGGAGTTATTGGGAGCGATAGATCGCACAGCGAATACTTTGCATCATACGGCGTCTGTTTGTAAAAGTAATTACTTGTGTCCTCAGATATTGGATCTTTGGTTGAAAGATCCGTCGTCGATAAAGCGGGGGAAGGGAGTTAATTTGTATAAATTGACGAAATCGTTGAATTTGTAATAATTTGGTTGCGGGTATAACGTGTTAAAAATAAGATAGTTAAAATACAATAATGGATACTTTTGATTTGAGCGGCGGAAAAATACATCACGACCAGCAGGAAGACATATTTTATTTTCGCTGTCCGCATTGCAACGAGCTGTGTCAAGTTCCGCGAAACGAAATACGTTGTACGATATTTAGACACGCGGTATTTAAAGATGGAATGCGTTTCGTACCTCCGCATGCGTCGCAACAAGAATGCGAGAGGTGGTTAAAAGAAGGGTTGGTTTACGGTTGCGCGAAGCCTTTTAAATTTACGGGTGATAAGGTGGAGATTTGTGGATATGTGTAAAAATTATCTAATAGTATTATTAAATATGTATTATATCAAGTTAATTTTTGTGGTAATATCAATGCTTTTATCGTTGAGTATAGGTGAGTGGTTAATGCATAAATATATTATGCATAATACCGAAGGAAGTTTTGGTAGGTTTATATTGGGAGAACAGCATATTATACATCACAATCAGGTTAATAGCGATATGACTTTAAAAGAGGGAGAAGAGCATATAGGACTTTATTTTGGGGTTTGGGAAACATTTTGGATTAGTGTAGCGATTATGGTGATACAGAGAATTATTATGTATATTATTAATTTTGATTGTAAAATCACGTATTCGTTTGGAATTTCTTTGGCTGGTGGATTGTTTTATAAGTTTATGTGGGATTATTTACATTATAGTTTTCACGATTTAACGGATAATTTGGAAATCAACAAGTTGAATCCGTATTTTTATTGGTGGTTTAAGAATCACGCCTACCATCATCTGGTAAAGGGGGAAGCTAAGGGTAATTACAATATAATCGTTCCAGGTGCTGATTTTTTATTTGGAACATATAGAAGTTGTGTGACAAATAAAGAATATTGCAAAGAAAATGATAATGAAATATGTAGTATTGAAGAATCTAATAGGTTGTTAAATCACGGTTTTAATTTTTGTGAAAAATAAAATGATGTTAGAATAAGTTTAGTAGATAAATTAAATGAAAAATAGGTTTTATTCGTTGCCGGATGAATTGAAGATTGTGGTGTTCGAATTTGATAGTACATATCATGAATTATATAGAATTTTGATGAATGAGTTGAGGTGCGTATTTTTCTTTTTGAATAGGAGGGTAAAATTTAAGCCGTCTTTGGTTAATTGTAGGAAAGTGAAAACGTATTCGGATTAAAATAAATGTTATGTATAATGTCGACATCTGGAAGAAAAATACCAGCAGAATACGATAATCCCATAGATAATGTTATATTAGATTTTGTGGAAGTAATGAACCCTTTTTATAAGAAGTTAGGTTTTACGCCCAATATTTTGACTACGTTTTCTGTTATTTTTTCCGTTCTAACGTTATTTTTTTACGTAAAAAGAAAGTATGTATTATCCAGTATTTTTTATTTAATTTCTTATTATTTCGATTGCCAGGACGGAAATTTTGCCAGAAAATACGGAATGGAAACGGCCTTTGGTGATTTATACGATCATTTAACCGATAATATATTTAACGTATCGTTAACGTATTTATTATTAACAAATAAGAAGATAAGCTACAATTACAAAATTGCATATGTAATAATAGTGTCGGTGTTGCTTGTGCTGGCCTTTTATCATTTGAGTTGCACTGAAATATATATGGATAAAAACACCAATTACGGCAAAAAACAAGTGTTAATATCATTATTAAAAAAGTTTTGTAAAGACGAAACGGCACTTAATAATTATAAATACTTTGCCATTGGAACGTATATTATGATAAATGCCATAATAATATTAATGCATACATTACTTAGATGAACTGCGAACACTTTTTCTAGCAAAAAAGTTATATTAATGCGGGAGCTGTTTAATTAAAATAGATGTTTTATATTAATTATATGGCTTGTTACAGAAAGCAGCTTAAATACGCGGAAACAGGTATTTTTGATACTTTTATAGATATGACATACGTTATCACCATGGAAAACGCAGTCGAAAGGCAAAAAAAAGCAATCGCACAATTAAACAAGTACAAATTGTCGAGTAACGTTACGATAATGTATAATAAAGGATATAAAAATTGTCAGAAGACGTTTTGTAAAGACGAAGTTTGTGATAGAGTTGATACATCATACACAGATCTATTTCACGCTTTGCGTAATGTTTTCAATGATGCGATGGAAAACGGGTACGAAACAATTCTTGTTTTAGAAGACGATTTCATAATATCTGATGCAATTCTAGAACCAGATGTGGTTCCTAGTTTGTATGGATTGATACAAGATTATCGCGACAAGAGCCTGTTTTTAAGATTAGGAACGTTGCCGATTCTATCGTATGGATATTCCAAGAATTTTAAAAAATTATTATCGGGAGTGGGTATGCACGCGGTTATTTATAATAAAAAGGGGATTGTGGATATGAATAAGAATACCAACTACAGTAGAATAACCGACATTGATCTTAGATCAAATTTGGTGTTTTTAAACAGGCAATTAATGTATAGAGAGCCGTTAATAAATCAAATTTTCGGAAAAACGGAAAATAATAAACAGTGGGGCGGAGATTTAGGAGCGGTTGGCTATTTTTGGGCGAGTATTGTTAAAAAGTACCTATTATTAACTGGGCTTGACACCAGCGTTGAGCCAGGTACAACTTTTAATTACAAATATCACAACTATATAACATTGTCATTATTGGCAATATTTATTTACGTATCAGTATTTGTAGTACGTTTTATATTATCACAACTTAAAACCAATACATTTAAAAAAAAGAAATAATAATTTTGTAATGACTGATAGCAAACAAGCTCCTCCTAATTTTGACGAGCATATACCACAGCTGATAGAGGCTTATCTTCATTCTTCGGCAAACGCGGGTCCGGGGATTCTGGCGATTGCGTTCGATTCCGACACGGGCGATTGCAACTGTAATTACGTCACTATAAATAATGTTCCACCAGAGATAAGAGAATCCCACGATGAACTATTAAAAGAGTGCGAAGAAGAACATGTCCCGATACATTTGATATTTCACGACAGCGATAAGAATTTTGCGGAAGGTACGGCGCACAGGTTTAAGATAAAGGCGAAACCGCCAGAAGAAGAACAGAATAAGGAGTTGGGTGTGATAGAAGAGGAGTGAATTATTTGGGGCTGAAAGAGGTTCCGCAGCCGCAAGTTGTGGCGTATTCTTGTTTTGGTTTGAATGTGAATTTGTTTTCGTAAATATTTTTGGAGTAATCTTGTTGAATGTAGTCGATTGTTGTTCCGAGCAGTAGTAGCTCGGAAGAAGGTTCGATGATGAGTTCGAGTTTGTCATTTTTAATGGAGGGTGGTTTTTTGGCGATAAAGTGTGAGTATTCGTGGTGGTTTATGGCTTTTAGGGAGTAGTTGAATCCGTTGCATCCGCCTCCCTCTGCAGAGAAAAGGAATGCGAAGTAATTTGAGTTTGAATTGATGACGTTTCTAAATTTATCCCAAGCGTTTTTTGTTACTATGACGGGGTGTAATCGTGGGATAAGTTTAGAGGCCATTATTTAAAAACAAATATAAGTTAATATTAATATGAGCCAGGAATTTAAAACGGCGCCTGTTATGGATTTTAGCAATCCTCTTATTAATAAGGATGTGTACGATAAGGTGGTAATTTCATTAAATGATAATAGCGGACCTAATGAAACGCGCACGCAATGGAAAGACGGGTTGTGCGATTGTTTTAACAACATATATCCGAGTATGGTGTGTTCTTTTTTAACGCCAGTTATATACACGGGTCAGCAAATAGAAAGACTCACGCGTAAAAGCTGCTCGTGTTGCTGTTTTTCAGCTACCGTATTGACTAGTCACGCGGTATCGTTGGCGTTAGTTCCTTATAGCATGTTGTGGTCGTCTGTATTTGGAGTTTTTTCGGGGGTAGCCTTTTTGACGGGAGTTTCGAATGTGAGAAATGCGATAAGAATGCGAAATAACGTGGCTGGAGGCGAGTGCGAAGACATTATGCTTTCTGTGTTCTGTACTCCGTGTTCTTTGGCGCAAGGAGGAAGAGAGTTGTATAGATATGAGCGTATATGTGATGGTATGGATACTTGCAGAGAGGGGTAGAATTGTATTTGGTTGCGGTTTTATAATACAAAGTTAAATAAAACGCATTATTATAAAGTCGTGTTAAAGATGAGTTTAAAATATTCGAGCGCGCAGTTTTTGGAGATATTGGTGGCGGCTAAAACTATAAGGGCGGATTTGGACCGTGGAGGTGTAACAACGGAGGAGCTGGAGGAAAAGTATGCGCGAATAAAGGGAGCGTATCCAATGTTTTTCAAGGTTATATTGAGTGATCCAAATGCAGTTAAGATAATAAGTTTTATGAAACATTTGGTGGAGCGCCAGGAAAAAGGAGAAATAACAAAGGAACGAGCTGATGTAGAGTTGGGCCAGTTTATGGCGAGTAAATATTTGCCTACAGACGAGGAACTTAGAAACCGAAAATAAAATAATTAGTATGAGTAAATGAAAAGAAAACAAAGAGCTTTTTTTGGCAAATCTAAAAAAAAGAGCAAAACGAAAGATGCCGAAGATAAAGAGGAGACACCTTTCAAAGAAGACCAAAAAACGACAAGAAGATCTTCTTTAAAAAAAGTTAAACCAATAACCCAGAATCCCTTTGAGTTTTTAGACACGATGTTATTTGACGTGTCCAAAGTGATGGAAGTAAAGAAATCTATAGGTGATAGCTTGCCAGGGCGAATGAGTCGAAAATTGAAGAAAAAAACGTGGGGTCAAAATATGGTGGAGCAGATAATCCTGTTTTACAAAGTGATAATATTCCACCAAGATTGCGTAAAGATAGTTCTGGATTTAATTCACAACATATCTACGGCAAGCAATACTCGTCTAGATGAGATTTTTGCGAGACTAAAGGAGCAAGTAAAGACGGATCAGTTTGATGCAGCGGATGAATTAAGCGGTGAGGTTAAAATTACAAAAGATTTAAAGGAAAAAAGAGAAGATGCTCTTAAGTTGGATGTTGTGGGAGAGAGTGATTCGGAATACGAGAATAAAGTGAGAGCGCCGACTAATGAAAGGGATACTGAGAAAAGGGCTCAAGCGTCGAGGCGAGTTCGCGCGTTGATATCGTCGAGGCGTGTTAGGTTGTTTTATTTTTTGCTTTATAACAAATATACGATAACGGATAATGAAATAGTACCGATTAAGAGCAAGCACCCTATGAGTAAATTTTTGAAGAATTTCAATAAGTTTATTGACAACAAAGCGCGGCAATTTTTGCAGACCCCTTCTGAACCAGAGCCGAGGGACGAAGCAAAACAGATCGGAGAACTGCGAAGGGATATGATATCTAATGCTGGTGATAATTTAAGCGAATGGGAGAGAATGTATTTGATGTCCGTTATTTTTAAGAATCGTGGCGGCGGCACGTTTTTCAGCCCTTCTGGATTTTTGTCGAGTAATTTCGGGGCTGTTGACGAAAAATTAGACGACTTTAAAGGAGTTGAAAGGCAAATATACGAATTTGCGTGCGAACGCACCATGGTGATGCTATTTGATAGCGGGTTTAGACTGAACCACAAGAAGCTCAAGCAGTTCGTCGACGAATACACGAGTTTGGGAAGCAGAGCCGAGGAAAATAACTTGAGTACGAGCAGAAAGGCCGAAGATTTCATAACCCAGATGAAGAGATGCACCTTTATAATGAAAAGAGGGTTGTTTAAGCGTCCCCTTTCCGATTGGGAATATGGAGAAAGTGTTTACGAACACGTATTAAATGACGCTTATAATGTCAGACCCGTACAGTTGCTGAAAGAGATTCCAGATAATCCATCGTATGCAACGAGACTTAAGGAAGCACTTGACAGAAAAACGGAGTTATTCCGAGCGTGTGAAAATCTCACAGTTGCGTGTATGCCAGAGCTTTCTGTTGGTCGCGTGATGTATTTTTTGATGTCGCACTTGTTAATAATACACAGGATACTTGTGCGTTTGAGCGTTGAGAGGCTGACAGCGGCGAGTGGGAGTGTTGCTTATATGTTGAAAAAAAGTAATAAAGACGATTATTTGAAATATTCGACGAGAGTATCGGGTACTGCAGCGGAGTCGTTTGAAGAGATGATTGTAAAGAAGCAGACGACGCAGCCGATAAATATAGTAGATGTTCGTACGATGATGGTTATGGATGCGCAAGGGTATAATTTGGATCAGAAGGGGAGCGATGACGTATTGACGGGATTTATGGATACGCGTTCGACTACGTTGTATCGTTATTCTAATGAAAAGGATCCGCATTTGAATTTATCCAAGCATGGATTGGTGCCGTATCAGTTGAAATACAACGATTTTGAGAATTTAATACACAGAGTTTTGTACGAATACGAAAATATGGATTCTCTGATAACGCCGTACGAGAGAGTGTTTATGAGTTACTCGCTTTCGATGTGGAGCACGAGAATCTCTTCGTGGCGAGAGAGTTTGAAGCTGCCTTTGATGTCTAAGAGTCAAACGGCGCGGTATATACGTGCAAAATCGCAAGTTAGGAGTATGCAGCAAAGACCTTCGACCAGTTTTGGGTTGTTGGATAATTTAAGCAAGAAGCACGGTTCGGTTACGGTTACCAAGACGCTATTGAAGTTGAATAAGTATTTATCGCCCGAGCAGCGGAGGTTGAATAAGAAGTATGTGAAATATATAATGTTGTCTAGTAAGTAATATGAAGTTCAGGTTAAAAACGTTGCTGTTGTTGGTTATTTATTTGATATTGGTGAGTTATTTGATAAAGAGTACCGCGCGGGAAACATTTGGGCAAGAGGAGGAACAATTGGACGCGGCGGTTATAGTAGAGCCCAGAAAGCACGAGTATCTAATTCCGATAGTTAAAGATAATTTGAAGAAGTTGCCGTCTGCAACGAAATTTTACGTATTTCACGGGACGGATAACGAGGATTTTGTGCGTAGCGGTTTTGGACCAGAGATAGAAAGTGGGAAAATGATATTGAAGAATTTAGGAGTAAAAAATTTGAAGATTCTGGATTACAATAATTTATTGACAAGCAAAGATTTTTGGAACTCTATAGATGGCGAAAACATATTAATATACCAAACAGATACGGTTATTTGCGGAGATCCAGGCGACAAACTTAAACCTTTTTTGAAATACGATTACGTAGGCGCTCCTTGGGTGAATGGTAAGCATAGTAATGGTAAGGGCGGAAACGGAGGGTTATCATTTAGAAAGAAGAGTGCGATGTTGAAAGCATTGAGAGATAAAAAATACAATGGCCTAGCCGATATAGCCGAAGACATTTATTTTTCAAATTCAGATTTAAATTTTCCTTCTCAGGAAGAAGCGAAGAAATTTTCGGCGGAGACAATGTATTCTAAGAGTCCGTTTGGTGTTCATAAACCGTGGGGACAATACAAAAATGAAATACCATATTTATCAAAAAAAGAGATGTCTGAATTGCGAGAAACTTGTCCGGAATTAAGTACGATACTTGAAAAATAATAATAATATATGTTATTATCAAAAATGAAGTTCAGAGTAAAAACGTTGTTGTTGTTGGTTATTTATTTGATATTGGTGAGTTATTTGATAAAGAGGACCGCACGGGAAACTTTTGATGTGAATACAAATCCTCCAAGTTTAGCTATATTAATGACGGTAAGAAATTGCGAAAAGTATTTACCTTTTATTTTTAGAAATTTGAATTCGTTGTGCGATGCGTTCGGTCCTTGCACTATTATTTTTGCGTATGATAATTGTACCGATAATTCAGCAGAATTATTAAATAAATACGCACAGCAACATAATAATAGTAATGGGAAAGTTAAAGTTATAGTTAAAGAAGTAAAAAACAATAATTCTAGATTAAGAACAGTTAGGATTGCAAAAGCAAGGAATGCTTGTTTAGAACAAATGGAGGGTTTAAAAGTTTTACCGGATTATTTCATAGTGGTGGATCCAGATAATATTAACGAAAAACCCTGGAATGTTCCCAAGATTAAAACTATTATTGAAAAAACTAACGCTAAATGGGATTCCGTATCTTTTAATACGGTCGATTATTACGATGTATGGGCGCTGCAATATGGCGAATTTATGCATCATTGTTGGGGATACAGAAGCGGAAACCGAGTAGTTGACATTATCAGAAAAGATATATTAAAGAAGTTGTCTAAGTTAGATAGTGAAGATTTTTTGGAATGTTATTCTGCATTTAACGGATTTGCTATATATAAAACAGAGATGTTTAAGGGCTTACGATACGATGGGTTGTATGAAAATGGTAAGAAATTATATCCCGAAGATAATATAAAAAGAACGAATAAATTTCTAAAAAGTTTAGATAAAGATATAAATTTGGATTTCCGAGAAAATAAGCTACTATGCGAACATATATACTATCATATGACGGCTATGAATAAAAGAGGCGCAAAAATAAGAATAAGCCCACAAAATATATTTACTAAATAATAAGGTTAATGAAAAAGATTAATAAAAAGACCAGAGTTTTCTATATAACTCTATTTTTATCGATAATTGTCTTGATAATTGCGGTACTTCTACAGAAAGTAGAGTTTTTCGAGCAAAAAAAAGGGTTCAATTATCTTTCGTCTAAGGGAGTAAATTATTTTGGGCCGTATAATGACATACACACCGAACAAAAAAGCGATTACCGAACAATCGAGAAAGAAGTTAAAGGCGCAAAAGATGTTCTTTATATTCGTAATACAAGCAATAGAAATCCCGCAGTAAAAACGGATTTATCCCACCTGTATGATTTATTGAAATACGTAAAAGAGCCTATTATATTGGTAACGGCAGATGGGGATAGAGCAGTTCCTTCTTCGTATGACAAAGATTTAGTGAATAAACTTCTTTCATCTCCTAAGATAAAGAGGTGGTTAACCCAAAATTACGATAGAACTCTGGAGCATTATAAGTTGGGATATTATCCAATTGGGTTAAATGTGCATACAACTAAGTTTTATCCGAATAATGTTAAAACACCAGATGAAAAATGGCAATATTATTTGAAGATAAGAATGAAAAATTCTAAAAACAAGAAAAAGAATATTTTTTGCGACTCGCATTTATCGATTACGAATAAAAGGCGAAAAGAAATGCACGATATCTTGAAAGATAACAAACTTATAGATTTTCTTCCGAAACGAATATCTGGAGGAGAAATAATGGAAAAATACAGTTCTTATAGATACGTATTATCTCCTGTAGGTAACGGGTTGGATTGTCATAGAACTTGGGAGACTATATTGTTGGGTTCGGTGCCCGTGTTGGAATCGTCGAGTTTGGATGATATGTTTTTGAATAATAATTTACCCGTGATGGTAGTGGATGATTATAGCAAGTTGAATAATATGTCGCAGAGTGACTTAGATAATTGGTGGAAAGCGAACGAAGATAAGATGAGCGATAAGAATATACTGGAGAAATTTGAAGTGGAATATTGGTTAAAATAAGAGAAAATACAAGAATTTAAAAGAAGAGAACATATCAAAGTAAAAATACGGATGGATTTGATAGATATATCGATCAGTATTGATACTTTAGAGGATTTGACGGTGAAGCAATTGGATAAAATAGTAAATTTGTGGAGTGCAAAGAGTGGTTGCGAATTAGATTCTGGGGGTCTAAACTACGCAGCGGCCAAAAGGAAGGTCTTTTATTTGGAGAATATGAAGAAGTTTTCTTATAAATACACGACAGAAGATGCCGAAAAGGCCATCAAAATAAAGCGCGACGCAGCACGTTCAAAATTGCTAGCATCTTTATCGAGGCTTTTATTGCCAAAAGTAGTGAAGTCAATGACAAAAAAGTACGCTTTCATAAAAACAATAGTAAATTTATCGAAAAAAGTGCTATCCAATTTGGGTCCAGACCCCACAAGAGGCGCCGCAGAGAGAATGTATCAAGTATGTCTTGCTCACGAGATGCAGCACGTGTTCGGATTTAGCAAGGGTACGATAGTGATGGAGAGAACGATAGACATGTATTATCCACCGAAGCCGAAGGACGTTAGTCACGACGATTATATGGACGGTGGTAATTTATATTTGGGGCGGCATAACAGGACGGATATAGAGTTTATGCGTTGGATAATAGAGTTGAAGAATGTGGAATCTTTGAATAAGGCGTGTCAGAATCAGTTGTGTGGTTATTTGAGGCAGTGCGATGCAAAGAAGGATGGCTTGTTGATAAATTTCAGTAGGTCGAGGAGTGTTGTGGAGTGGAGTTACGGGTGGGTGTGATAATAAAATCTGGGTTAAGTGTAAATGAAATTTACGATAAAACAAATCGTTTTGGTTATTTTGGTTGTTGTATTGGTTAGACTGATTATAATTAGTAGAAAAGAGAAGATTAGAAAAGAGGAGTTTAGCAACGGGGCAGATATTGAATCTATAATAGAAGGTCTGAAGCCGACGAAAGGAGAGATAATTTTTAACGAAAGCGACCCAAAAACGCTGATGCCAACTTATAAACATCAAAATTACGGAGCAAAACGCGTGGTACAAAAAGACGATCCCACCGAAAAAGGTTATAATTTAAACGCGATATTGAAGGGGTGGGGCGAATGGCGAAAAGACAGAGATAAAAAATTGCAAAATTTTTGTTCTAATAAGGAAAAGTTGTTGTCGTGTAAGTATTACGATGCGCACGGTGAAAAATACGATATTCTTAAGTTTTACAATATGATAAAAGACCAGTTACAAGATAAGTTCGGGGATGATATTCTCATAATGCACGTAAGGGTGGGGGACGTATTGACTCGTAAAGATCTGAAGGATATATATTACAAGCCTGTTGAATTTTACGAGAGTGTAAAAATACCGAAAGCTGTGAAAGAAGTGTATGTTTATGCTGGGTCTCACAATATTAGCGATTCGGATAAGTTGCGTCCGTCGGCAGAGCATTTAATGAAGATAAAGGAAATGTTGGAGAAACGAGGGTATAAAGTAAAGTTTATGCTGGGTGATAATGCGGATAAGGGTCTTATAAGTATGGGTAAAGCGTCTTATTTTATGAAAGGGGGAGGTGGTTATTCTGATTTAATAGGGGAAATTGTGAAGATGAATGGTGGAGAAGTGTTGTAAATATAAATATCGATATGTACGTTGCTTAAAAATGATAAAATTATAAAAGCAATATACATAAGGTATAAAATCTGGGTTAAGTGTAAATGAAATTTACGATAAAACAAATCGTTTTGGTTATTTTGGTTGTTGTATTGGTTAGAGTGATTATAATTAGTAGAAAAGAGGGATTTTCTCAAGTTTCTGATAAAAAGGTGTGTGTAATATTATTTGGTTTTGCTCCTCGTAGTTTTAAACACGTACACAAAACGATAAAATCAAGAATCATTGACGTATTGCGCAAAAAATTTTCGAAAGTTTCGGTTTACCATTATAGTTTATTGTCAAAAAAAGGGTTAATAGAATCTAATAGACCAGGAGAGAATGGCATGCCTATAAATAATGACGATGTAAAATTGTTGCCAGTAGACAAAATGGTTACAGAGTATCAGGAAGACATAGATATACAGGATTATGTTGATAAAAGCTGCGGGAGAAACGAAAATCATAAAATAAATCCAGTCCGTCAGTTTTATCAGGAGTCAATGTTACAAAAGGTTTTCCCAGTAGACGATTATGACGCTTGCGTAGCTGTGACGAACGATTCGTATTGTTTGAAAGACGTTAATATACAACATGTATTAGATGTCTGTTACAATGATAATATTATATATACCACCACATATAATAAGTATCATGGATTGGCGAATGGGTTTTATATATGCTCTCCTTATGCTTTTAAGAAGGTAACTAATAGAATAAATTATTATAAAGAGCGTTGTAAAATGTTGAATGGTGGTGTTGAAAATCCTGAGGCGTTTTTGAAATATTCGGTTGAAAGAGACGGGTTGAAGAACAAGGATACGGATTTCTTTTATTTAAAGATTCGGGCAAATAAAAAGAACACAGACTATATAAAATTAATGGAGGAAAACGGCATTTCGAAGAAGACTGCGGATGAAATGAGAGCAATGTTTCGTGGTAAATGAATATCGATATGTATCGCTTAAAAATGATAAAATTATAAAAGTAATATACATAAGGTATAAAATATGAATTAATAATAAATGCAATTTATTCAAGAAGACCCAGTTACAAAAATCAGGGCTTTATTCGATTGCGCGGATCCCGAGTGGCAAAGTTATTTGTCTCCGCTGACGTCATATTTTTCTTTTACTGAATATGAGTTTGTGGTGGTTACGAAAGAGCAAGTAGATGCAGGAGAAAATACGAGAAAAGGTTATGATATAATAGTAAAAGGTAATTTTGGTTTAAAATTAAGTGAATGTTATACGGTTGGTAAGCCGCACATATACATTAGTTATGAACGGTATGATGTGAAACCTAATAAAGATGTCCCGTATAGTTTGCGTTTTTCTAATGTATTGCAGGAGGAACATGGTGAAATGGAGGAGATAATATATCTTCCGTACGTTTCTAATTTTTTGGTTAAGGGAAAGTATACTAATTTTAGTTGTATTAGGACGTGTAGTGTGGCATATTGTTCTTCGAATACGGTTCCTATTAGAGAGCACGCGTTTAATGAATTTGTGTTAAAGTTTGGGGAGGAAAATTGTTCGAGTTTTGGTAGGTGTTTTGGTAGTTACGAGAGTACGAATAAGAGATTAGAAGGCGGTCATAAGTCGAAACAACTTCTAAATGCTTTATCGAATTGTAAGTTTATGTTGTGTTTTGAGAACGCGGATGTTCCTGGGTATATAACGGAGAAGATAGCGTTGGCTTATAAGGCGGGGTGTATTCCTATATATTTGGGGACGGATGTTGTAAGTGAATATTTTAATAGTAAAAGTTTTATAAATCTGAAGAATTTCAGTAGCGTGAAAAGTTGCGCGGAGTACGTGTATAGTTTGGGTAATCGCGAAATTGATAGTATTCGACGTGAGCCGATATTTGTAGGAGATAACGGAGGATTTTCAAATAATACGCCGCGAGATTTGAGTATTATTAATCCTAGCGATGATAACGTTGAAAAATTTAGAAGATGGGCTGATAAGTTGGTAACGAAGCCCATAAATATATCGTTATAACCTCTAAATATTTTAGCTTTCTCTTGGTGGTGTTCCTTCAAGTAACGAGTCGAATGTCAGAATGTAGTCTTCCGTATAGCTTAGAAGATGAAGGATAGCCATAACCATAGAACTTAAATTGTTTAGTATTGTGGTTTCAGATGGAGTTTCTGATTTCTCGGGGGGTTTTACTCCTTCGTCGAGTATGTATTTTAGTTGTTCGTACATAGGATTATTTGTAATACTATCGTATGGAAATGAACCTGACGACAATCTCGCCCACACAATATGTTTAAGTTCTGTCATATGGTGTTTTATTAGACTTTCCTGGGTTTTCACTATTTCGGGTTTAATATCGGGGGGAGCGGGTAACTTAGCGTCTTCGGGTTGGGTGAATAGTTCTGTTGTGTTGGCCCAATCGTATATGTTACCGCAAAGCATTAATATAATTAATAAATAATGCCAATAGTTTTTGATAATATTTTTTATTTTGTGGGATAAGGAGGACATATTATAAATTGCAAATATTATAATTTTGATAAAGAATCGGGCTCGAAAGAGAGATCTAGCACAACTTACCCACTAGAGCGTGGGGCGAATAGCGGCGGCGGTTGATGATGATGATAATGATAAAGAATCGCGAAATATTGATGATGATGATGATAATGACGATAAAGAATCGGAAAATGTTGATAATGATAAAGAATCGGGAAATATATTGCAAGTTTTCCCGGTTTCAAGAAGAACAGTAACCCGTGCTTCTTCTAAATCGACATGTTTAACGATGCCGTTAGTGAATTCGTTAGCCTTTATTTTTCTTTTCACGTGCATTCCAGGTGTAAATGCAGCAGCCGCTTCTATTCGTTGTGTATTTTTGTATCTAATGTCTCTTTCCTGGGACGCTTTTTTAAGAAGACTAATAGTTTCTCCGAAAACGCCCTTTTCAAAAATTTCGGCAGTCCCGTGTTCGTATCCGTTTTCTGGAGTGAGTACGAGTTCCAGTAGCGTTTCAAGGGGGACACGTAGCTGATGATCTAAATAATACAGACCGTCTATTTTTTGGGAAGAAGTAAGGAGTTCGGGGTGTTGAACACGTTCGTGTTGAAGACCCGTGCCTTCGATAAAGACGTATGGTATTCTTTCTCCAGATTGAGGTGGATCTATGGAATTTTGTTCTTTTAGGCGTTTTGCGAGTTGTACGTGGGGTAAATTAATGGTGGGAATTTTATTGGGGCATCCGCATTGTCCGATATCGTTTTCCTGGATGTGGCATTTGCTGCATTTGTATCCTGTTCTGAGAGTTTTGGAGAGTTTTAGTTTGTTGACGGGCACTTTATTGGTGATGAGGTCGCCGACGGCTTTTTCTGCGAGTTCTTTAGCTTTATTGATGTTTCTTTCGTAGAAAAGAGTGTCGAGCACGACTTTGCTGATGTCTTGGACGTAAGGGCATACGTCGCGTCGAACGAGGTGGATGCCCTTTGCGTCGAGGTGGTCGCTTTTATCTGGATTGACCCATTCGAGGTATGCGTATCGTTTTTTGGTAAAAAGCATAAAGGGATACATTACTTTTTCGAATTCCAGTTCTACAGGTTTTTTGTATAGGTGTTCGTTGCACGAGTTGGCGGCCAGTTCGCTGAGTCTGAAGATTTCTTGCATGTAACCAGGTTCTTCAGGCTTTATCACGGAGCCATCTTTGTCTCGAGCGACGAATTTAACGTAACAGGAGTCTGTGTCGCCGTAAACGACTTCGCATTCGAACGTTTTTTCGCAGTGATTTTTGGTTATTTCTATTAGATGGCGTCCCTTTGCCGTGACGCTGCTGGCGATGGGTTTCATTGGCAGAAAGCCGTTTGTTGCGCCTGTGAAACCGTAAACGGAGTTCATGCTGACTTTGATGGCGAGTTGTTCTGCGTTGTATATGCCTTCGAGGGTGGCGTCGCCGTTTTTGTTGGCGTTTTTCATAAGTTTTTTGACGGCTTTTCGTTGTTTCCATAGTTTATCGAGAATTCTAGGGAGAATGCCCTGTATATTTTGGACGAAGTGGTATGTTTGTTTTATTTTTTCACCGGTTTCGTCGTCTTTTTGTTCCCACTCTATTGTTTCTATCGTGTGGTTCATTTTTTTAACTTTTTCGAGGTCTTTGGGTAGTACCATTGTGCTGTAGCACAAGTTGAAAGCGATCATGATACTGGGATAAAGAGATGCGAAGTCGAGACCGCTGACGGCTTCGAAGTAAGCGCCCTTATTTGCGTGTAGTACGGTGGCGCCGAGGAATTTTTCGTCGGATTCTTTTTTATCCCAGCTGGGGACGAGAACGTTGCAAAGTCTGGTTTCGTATGTGATTTGAGAGAACACTTTTATTTGTTGTCCGCGAGTGATGAGCCATTCGATGGGAACACGGGTGATATTGGCCATACCGATAAGGTTGAT